TCGTCATGGTAGTGTCTCCGTAGGTAGTGCGGCGGGAGGCTTCCTCGCCGCGACAAGGGAGATCATAGACCCGGATCCGCAGGATGCAAGCATGAATCCGAAGAAAGTCTCACCCTACTCAGGGTAGGGTGAGACTCCGTCTCAGTAATCAGACCTCACGTCTGATTACTCTGATGCAGGGTAATCAGACCTCGCTATCCTGATATGCTACGGTAATCAGACGTCAGGTCTGATTACTCACCCTGTATGGGGCGTTCCCAGATCTGGGAATCTGGGATATATTCCCGAGATTCCCGGATCTGGGATGCGGCCTACTTCGGGTCGGGAGCGGACCACGCGAGGGCCGTGAGCCGTTCGAGCTGCGGGGGTTCCAGCTCCCCGATCCAGCGGAACGGGGAGCGCTGCAGCTGCCGCGCCTTCTCTTCGAGGTAGCCTTGCGCCTCGTCCCCGTGTACCCACGCAACGACGACGGCGGGAGGGGTGCTAAAGAGGGCGCGGGCGAGGTGGAGGATCGTCTTCGCTTCGTTCGACATGCTTGTGTCTCCGTGGTAGTGCGGCGGGAGGCTCCCTTGCCGCGACAGTGAAATCATAGACCCTAGTTCGGAGGGTTCAAGCCTATTCCCGGAGAAATCCTGACCCTACTCAGGGTGTGGTGAGGGGCCCCCAGGAGGCCTACAGTAATCAGACCCGACTATCCTGATATCACGGTAATCAGACCTCACGTCTGATTACTGTGGTGCAGGATAATCAGACCCGACTATCCTGATATCACGGTAATCAGACCTCACTATCCTGATATCGCCCCGTTCAGGGTGAGACGGTAATCAGACCTCGCTATCCTGATATGCTCTGATGAGGGTGAGACGGTAAGCAGACCTCGCTATCCTGATACGCCACGATAATCGGACCCCGCTATCCTGATATGCATGCGGCAGGGTAAGCAGACCCCTGCCACGGTAAGCAGACCGCCTTATCCTCATACCGAGACCGAGAGTAAGCAGACCGAGACCGAGAGTAAGCAGCCCGCCTTACTGAGACCGAGAATTCCCATCCCCGGGAACGTGCTCACTTTCCAGCACATTCCCGGGGATGGGAAGGAGGGGGATTTCTCCCCCTTTCCCCTAGTGTTTCCCGTAGCTCACCAGGGGAACCTCCCGGTCCCAGCATGCCCGGCAATCCCGGCACTCGTTCCCTTGATCGGGCGCCGGGCACGTCCGGCCGGACGTGCGGACCATGCTCCGGACGGCCCACGCGGGGAGGGATTCGGTCGGCTCCCGGTCGATCATAGCGCCGGACACGCGGATCGTGAGATTCGGGGGCGGGGTCCACCCGTTCCGCTCAGCCTCCCGAAGGATCCCCCGCTCTTGCGTCGGGAGCCAGAACCGGACGCCCGGAAGGGCCGACGCGATGCGCCCGATGGCTTCCAGCATCGCGAGCCCCTGCAGGTCCCCGCTATCGAACCAGCGGAAGACGTCGCGCCCGGCCTTCGCGATGCTCGCGACCATAGCAGCCTCCCACGCCGCCGGGTTGGCGTTGTAGAGGGCCAGACGCCGCTCAAGGGCCCCCTGCACGTTCCGGAAGACGTAGCGCCCTTTCAGAGCGTAGCAGCCGGAGCAGGGGGACCCCTTGACCTTCCGGAGCAGCGAGCCCATCCCGCACGCTTGCGCGGGGATGCTCCACCCGAAGGAAGGCATCTTGGAAGGCTTGCTGAGCCCCCCGGTGATGGCGTCAAGCGCCTTCCAGCTAGCGGACGAGGTGAGCGTGGTCATGAGCGTATCTCCGTAGGTAGCGCGCGGGACCATCCCCGCGACAAGGGAGAATATAGCCGGGGATCCCGGGGATGCAAGCCTGAATTCGGAGAAATCCTCACCCTACCCTGAACAGGGAGAGGGGCGCCCCCGGGGCCCACAATAAGCAGACCCCGCTATCCTCATACCCCCAGAGTAATCAGACCTGACGTCTGATTACTCTGGCGCCGGGTAATCAGACCTCGCTATCCTCATATCAGGGTAATCAGACCTCGCTATCCTCATATCAGGGTAATCAGACCTGGTTATCCTGATATCAGGGTAATCAGACCTCACTATCCTGATATCAGGGTAAGCAGACCTCACGTCTGATTACTCTGGCACAGGGTAAGCAGACCCCGCTATCCTGATATGGACGATAATCAGACCTGACGCCTGATTACTCTGGCGCAGGGTAATCAGACCTCACTATCCTGATATCAGGGTAAGCAGACCCGACTATCCTCATAGCAGGGTAATCAGACGTGATTGTCCTGAGACCGAGACCGAGAGTAAGCAGACCGACTTACTGAGACCGAGACCGAGAGTAAGTAGGGTAAATTACCCATACCGAGACCGAGAGTAATCAGACCGACTTGCCCATACCGAGACCGAGACCGAGAGTAATCAGACCGACTCATACCGAGACCGAGACCGAGACCGAGGGTAATCAGCCCATGTTACACCAATGGGGCCAACGGTAATCGGACAGAGGGAGCGTGTGACGGCATGCAGTCGGGCTGGTCGGGCTGGTAGGCCGGTCAGGCTGGTATGCTGGTATGCTGGTATGCTGGTATGCTGGTATGCTGGTAGGGCTGGTATGCTGGTAGGGCGGTCGGGCTGGTATGCGTTAGTCCTGAAGAAGCGGAGGTGTTCCAGGGCGTGATCTAGTTGCGAGGGTTGTTGGTCATCACTCGTTCTTTCTTCCTTTCCCCTTATACCGTAACCCATAACAAGATACCTATCACATATAGCACTGCTGCTATGTATAGATCTAAGTTCTTGTCAGATAAGCACTTACGACACATTTAGACTTATAACCCCCATGGGAAGCTCGCTTTTCTTGGCCTATTTCTACGCACTTGTGCGTATGTTCATTAAGTGGTCTCGCAGGCCTTAAAATCGACGATTAGAGAGCGAATTTCGGCTTCCGTGAAGTGGTATGAGTTCTGTGTCATGTCAACCCCACGGAAGCCAGAATTCGATCTCTAATCGTCGATTATCCCATGCTGAGTTAGCAGATCTCGATGGTGTCCGGATCGACGTCGTTCCTGGAGGCCCAGCGCCATGCGTACTCGTACGCGTTGTCCAGGAAGTAGACGGCGGGGGATTCCTCGGGGAGGGAGACGTTCATGCGCGTTCTGATCTCCTCTCCGTCGCTGTCAAGCGCAGAGATGAGGAATTCCTTCGTCTCGTAAGCCATGGTATCTATCTCCTTTCTTGGTTGTCGGGGTGTGAGTCTGGCTAGCTTATGGGAGGTGATCAGGCGGCCTTCACGCCCAGCGTCTCCAGGGTCTCCTCGTCGAAGCCCTTCCACGCCTGGAGAAGAGCGTAGGCCTCCTGGATGGCGTCGGCGTCGGAGGTGGCCTCCAGCTCCTGACGGAGGGCGATCATGCCGTTCATGGTGTAGATGGCGAGGCCGAAGGCACCCTTGCGCTCGTAGACCATCGCGTCGAGAAGCCGGGGAGCGGAGAGGAGCAGGTCGTAGGGGAGGTCCAGCTTGTACATCGTAGTGTCTCCTGTGTTGGGGTGGTGTTGGTGCCGCCTTGTTGCGACAGAGGGAATATAGCCTGGGAAGGCGAGATCTCAAGTAGATTCTCGGGAAACTTCCTGAGATCTCGCCCGAGGGTGAGAGGTGAGGGGATCAGGCGGGCAGGAAGCCCGTCTCCTCCGTCAGGCTGCCCAGCTCGCGGGCCTTGCTGGGACGCTTGAAGTACGACACGGCGCCGTTCTTGGACTCGGACACGGAGGAGGCCTTGAAGGCCACCACGGCGCTCGCTTGGAACCCGATGAGGGCCTTCGGCTTCGTGCCGAAGTACACCTCCCCGTTGCGTCCGACGACCCGCATCGTGACGCGGGGAGTAGACGGCCAGCCACGGCGGGCGTTGTAGTGCGCGTCAGCGAGGTCGCTCTTCGTGACCCCCTCCCACACGATCACGCCCGTGATCATGCCTTCGACCTCCGGGATGGCACGGAGGGCGGTGGTGGTGGGAACCTCCATGTACGTGCTGGACTTGCGCGTGATGGTGTAGGTCTTGACCATGGTAGTGTCTCCTGTGTTGGTGTGGTGTTGGTGCCGCCTTGTTGCGACAGGGGGAATATAGCAGAGGCTGGCGAGATCTCAAGTAGCTTCGTTGGAAAGTTTCGAGATCTCGCCCTAGGCTGGGCTAGAACAGCCAGCCCCCGACCATCATGTGCATCGCGTGGATGGCCCCCTCGGCCTGCTCCAGGGTGCAGCTGGGCGGCAGCATCTCGGACCCGAGGGTGGCGGTCGGGGCGACCTCAGGATCCAGCACCAGGGAGCAGCGGACCTCCAGCTGGCCGTCGTACCCGGCACGATCGCGGATCACGCACTCCAGGTGCCAGCCCTTGGGAGCGAACCCGTCGAACCACTCCATCTTGTCCTTGATGGACAGGATGCGCTGGCAGGTATCGTCGGACTCGCGCTGGAGTTCCCATGCATCGACGACGTACTGGCCGTGCAGCGTGAGGGTGGAGCGGGAGGAGGAGAGCTTGATCTCGTGGATGGTGTTCTGCATGGCGTCTGTGTTGGGGTGGCGTTGGTGTCGCCTTGTTGCGACAGGGAGAATGTAGCCGAGGAACCCTGGATCTCAAGCATCTTCTGCCAGAAATCCAGGGTTCCGTAACCTCTTGCAGCCAAACAGCTTATGACGGTCGCGGCGCTAGTCCCACGAGAAGGAGCCCTCAGCCTCCATCCCGAAGATCGCCGTCGCCCCCTCGTCGCGCAGGATACCGTCGATGGCGAGGATCCCCGAACCCTCGGTCAGCAGGCGGACGGCCAGCTTGCGGAGCAGCGTGGCCGCCGCCTCCGTCTCGCAGTTGTACCCCTGCGTCAGCTCGGCGTAGTCCGCCGCCTGCACGAAGTACTCGACGTCCTCACGACCGAAGCTGTCCATCGCCATCAGCTGGCGCAGTTCGTCGAGTGCCTCGATGCTGTTCGCCGTCATCTCCCAGTACGTCTTCTGCATGTCTTCCACCGGACTCACGCGGTCTCGTCAAGAGGTTTTTCGGTTTCGATGTCGAGAATCTTTTGAATTGCCCTATTGAGAGTCGGGTAGTCCTTCCTCCACTTCTCCCAGGCTTCGTCGTTCATCCACGCTACGCCACGTTCTAGGTCGGTTGCGAGCGCCTCGTACAGGTCGTCCTGAATGTCCTTGATGATGTTCTTCACGTTCTGCATGGTAGTGTCCCCTGTGTTGGGGTGGCGTGTCGCGGCGCCTTGTCGCGCCGACAGGGAGAATCTAGCCGAGGAACCCGGGATCTCAAGTAGATTCTTGGGAAACTTCCTGAGATCTCGCCCGAGGTGGGGTCAAGGCTGGACCTCGACGTGGAAGAGGCCGCAGAAGTGCGAGTCGAGGTCCAGGCGGTGGTGGGTGCGGCTGTTGTCGCTGTAGATGACCTCCACGTCGAACTTGTCGTAGCCAGGGTGGGTGAGGTCGTTGGCTGCCCTGGTCAGGTCGTCGTTCATCAGGTAGGCTTGTGTCGTGGTGTAGACCCGGGTTTCCCCGACGGGCCAGCGGTCGTCGGCGCGGCCCTCACCACGGGAGATGACGTAGGCGAGGCGGGCGGGCTTGGTGATGGCGTTCTGCATGGCGTGTGTTGTTGTTGGTTGGCGCGGCCTCCTTGCCGCGACGGAGAGAATCTAGCCTGAGTAGGCGAGACCTCAAGCACTACTTGACGGAAATCCGCGCAGGCTGACGTAAGTGGCGCGCCCGGCAGGACTTGAACCTGCGGCCCTCGGATTAGGAATCCGATGCTCTATCCTGCTGAGCTACGGGCGCGTGGGGAGGGTGACCCGCCTGCCCGGCATACGACACACATGACGTGTGACGCACGCTTTGCACGCTACCACCCGTGCTCGACGGGCAGACGGATCGAAGGAGACACCTACCACGAGGTGTTCAAAAACGGTGGGTGACAGAACAGGCCAACCCACCTGACTCCAGCCGACAGCGACGCCAATAACCGCAGCCGGAGTGTACGCGACACCGATTTAGACCGAGACCGGGACGTCCCACCAGTAGGGTTCGAGACGACCCCATCGCCAGCTAGCGATATCCGCCTTGGCGCCCATGTAGTACCTTCGGTAGGCCGAAACAGCGTCGCCTTCTACCTTGTACTCGTCGGGCATGCACTGCGGGGGCTCCGTGAACCCGATAGTGGGGAGGTCTGGGTTGTTGGCAAGCGGAGACTTTAGCTTGGCCCAAGACATATGAACCTTCTCGCGGCGGTAGAAGAACTCGTTAGTCAGCTCACGGAAAAGCTCATAGAGCCAGCTATAGTTGTCCTGTGAAGCACGTGCCCAGATCGCAGACGGGTGATTCTTGTGCGTGCTCTTGTAAACTAGGTCGGAGTAAATGCTGTCCGTCTCCCGGTGAGCGGTGCTTAGAAGTTGGGCAGTCTCAAGGATCATCTTTCCGACGTGAACGTCAGCGTGATATTGAGCGCAGATACGGGGGTCGTGATCGAGGTAGAAGATGTTCACTTGGTTTCTCCGTACTTAGCCTGTAGTTCTTCTAGTAGCTTCCTTTCCTTACTAATTTACTTCTTCCACTCCACACACCTCGGCATAATCACACACCATAGCAGTACCATGCACCCAGGCATTACCATACACCAAGGCAGTACCAAACACCCTGGCATTATCATACACCCTGGCATAATCATACACCTTGGCATTACCAAACACCTTAGTACTATCATACACCTTGGCATAGCCAAACACCTTGGCATTGCCATACACCAAGGCATCTTCGCCAATATAGGCAGTATCAGCAACATAGGCAGTATTAGCTACCCAACCACCGATACTACCATCAGGGTTCTTGTGCCTATGGGCAGGAACAGGTCCATTACCAAAATCAAAGGTAGTGGTTTCTTGTTCAGTCTTCAGGCTCTCAATGATTGCCTCAAGGCTTTTGATGATTTCTTGGTTATTCATCGTATCTAGCCCTCCGTTGTCAAATGCAGTGCTTGCGCTCTTCGGCGTCAAACGCAGCGACCCAGTCCTGCCCGTGGCTCTCAGCGATCTCGCGGTACTTGCGGATCGCGTCGCACCCACGGCGATACGCCGACGGGTCCTCAGACATCATGTAGTACCAGTCAAGCCAACGAAGGCGCTCGACAAACTCCTCAAAGGTGATCTCGTTCATGGTAGTTTATGTGGTTGAGTTCGAGTCGCGGCTCTCCTTGCCACGACGAAGAGATTATAGGCCATGAGCGCCCGGGTTCAAGCTCAATCCGTGAACTTCTTGCTGAAGTACGTGACGTTCCTAACCCAATGCCGATTCAGGCCTTCCTTGTCCCTCGGGTCGTCAACTGGACAGTACTTAGCCCCTAGATAGGCGATAAACTCGCCTTTACTGCCAGCCTTCTTCCATCTATCGTAGTTCTTCTGCACGGTGGCAGCGCACCATCCAGCCTGCGACCTGTAGGTCGGCTTCACCCTGGGGTGGAGGATGCCGTACTCCCGGCCTCGCCCTCCATTCTCCGCGTACCGGATTGCAGCCACGATAGGTGCAAGCCGATCGCGGCACTCCGGTCGAACGTTGACCTCGATCGCATCTACAAACGAGGCCGCGCACGCTTTCCCGTCCTTGGCCTCGATGGCCTTGCTGGCCGACGCGCCAGCCTGCCCGAAGGCGAGGCTGGCAAGCGCGACCATAGCAACGAGGACCCTCATCGCACCACCCTCGGCTCACCGTCCTTCTGGCAGTCCGCGCACACGGCGAAAACGACGATCTCGGCCCGCCCGAGGCGCTTCTCGAACGCCTCCCAGACGTGACCGCCCACGGTGAAGTAGTCGCCAGTGGACTCCTTGTAGGGGTCAACCAGAGCGTCCAAGCACTTGGAGCAGTGCAGCGGCTCATACCGGACTCGCCACTGGTACTCCGAGATCTTACGGATCACAGCACCACCTCCACGTTGTCGATGACCACGTCGTTGTGCAGGCCGAGATAGCCGTGCTTGCCCGTACGGAAGTTGTGAACGTAGACGTACCAGTTCTTGTCAGCAGCCTGAAAGGGTTGTTCGGTGCCGCCGTTGGCGATGACCCACGCATCGCGGCGCGCCATCCTGGCCTGCTCGTACTCCAGCTTGTGACGCTGGACTTGCTCGTCGTCGTAGTGGTACATGCTCGTGTCTCCTGGTAGGTGAAACGCCGCCCCCGTTGGCGACAGGGGGAATATCGCACGGGGGCGGCCAGAACTCAAGCCATTTCGAGAGGAAATCTACTCGAACTCTCCCGGAACGGAGTTCTGCCGAATCAGCTTGACCTCGTCCTTGATCTTGTGCAGCACGTAGCACTGATCCGCAGCCCTGTCAGCGATGTCGAACACAACGCTCAGAGCGTTGAACATCGCCATCGTGGCTACGAAGCCGACCACGGACAGGACCATGCCTATGGCGGCAGACACGTAGCTGAACGCGCCGTTGTACGAGAGGGCGTACAAAAGCGTGCCAACAGATACGGCGAACTCAATCGCACACGCGCAGAGACCGAGAAGCGTCAGGAGCGCGATGATGCTGCGCGCACCCTTGTAGTTAGTTGCATCAGTCATAAGAATCCTCGCTTTCGATTGACACAGACGAGTCACCGTCGTCATCGCCAATCTCATCCATGATCTCCATAATCTCAACCAGAAGCCTATCGTAATCGACAAAGTTGGACAGTGCGCCGTCCGGTGCGTGCTCTTCCCGGCGCTCGACCTCGTCCTCGTCGTTCTCCCACTTGCGTTCAGTCATGGCTAAATCAGACACCGAGACAGGGCCTTGGCGAGTTGACGAGTGCCTGGGGTGGACAGCCCACCCACGATCTCGACCGACACGAGCGCGCTGCCCTCATCGATTGAATCATGGGATAGGTTAGCCTCAGCCCTGGGCATACCGCTCTTGAACGACATCACGATCCTATTGGCAGCGTTAGTAACACGGCACTCGTGGTAGTAAACGTCAGTACCTACGTCTCGGATGTCCTGGTTGATGTTGTCAACAATCTGCGACGCTACTGTAGCCAGCACGAACATCTCACCTACAGTGAACCGAGGGGATCCAGTACGATTCTTGCTCTCGCAAGCGTCCGGAGTAAAGTCTTCAGCCTCGATCTTCAATTGTTGCACCACCAGAGATTCATTTCGTCAATAAGCCTAGGAACAGTGATGGCGTCGGGCAGCGGGATAGCCGCCTTACGCTTCTTGCCGTAACGAATATTGGCTCTGTCGAAGAACAGATCCAGGGCGTCCTTGTCGTACTCCTCGAACTCGTCGCCACCGTCATACGGGACATGCCATTGGTTTTCGTCTTCACTGTGCATCGTCTTTCTCCATCTGTTCAATGATTGCCGTGATGTACCACCGCGCCTTCGACAAGTCCTCCAGCATCTTGCCCTTGTACCTGCAACGGAGGAGATACTTGAGAGCATTGCCGTGGCAATACGCTACGAACCCCTCGTCCCCCAGCTTCGACGCAATCACATCGATCGCCTCGAAACCGCCTGCGGTGTAATGCGGGGGATGATTCACGTTATCCATGATGTTGCTCCAGGATCACCTTGGCCTCACGCGCCATTGTGTCTGTATATGTGTAGTCGATGTTGTCATGCCTCCTACCGTAAATCACACGAATGATTCCAGCTTGGATGATCTGCGCCATGCACTGCGAGCACGGGGCCAGCGTGGTGTAGATCGTGCAGCCCTCGGTTAGGGAGGCATTGTGGATAGCGTTCACCTCAGCATGCACCGTACACGCATGCTTGGCGTCGTGATCAGCCAAGCGAGATGCAACGTCGATCACGCCTCGGGGAAAGCCATTGTAGCCGACTCCACAGACTCTGAAGCTCGTGTCGGCAATGACGGCACCCACCTTGGTCCTGGGGTCTTTCGACCAACTAGCGACCAGCTCAGCAAGGCCAAGCATGCGCTGGTCCCATACTCTAGTCTTGGCTGACATGATCCTCCTCGCAAAAGTACATCGAATCGTAGTCCGCCACCATCTTGCGTAGCCTACCCAGGCTGACGCTGTCCAGCGTCGCGACCCACCGCAGCGGATCAGTAGCGATACTGTGTTCCTTAGCGCCAAGGTAGCTTTGCTCGTGTTGGCTGCCGTAGACGTACTGTGCAATGCCCCTAGGGGACACGTTGCACATCATGAGGCAAAACGCCTTGAGGTATCCGGATTCCATTACTTCGTAGCCTCAGTAAGAACCACCTTGTTCGACTCGGTGAGCGTAAGCCCCTTACGGCCCAGATCGAACGCCAACTCAGTCCTGGTTTGCCAGCCAAACTGGCCGTCCAGGTCGATGAGGCTGGATTCGTTGTAGGCACCGGGAGCGCCGAAGATAAGGCGCCAGACCTGCGCCACCTTGCAGTATTCCGCGTACATCATCAGACCGTATCCTGCCTGTAGTCGCTAAGGTAAAACTCCACTCCGGGCTCAATCTCAGCCCACGCATCGTTGATGGCCGAAACCCACAGCTGAGCCGACAGCGGGTCGTCACACGTCACATCGAAGATGGACACCATCTTAGGCGCACACCCGAGACAGATGTGGTACGTACCATCCTGGCTGGGCACTAGCTGTGCAACGCCATCGGCGATACTCGCCTTTGCTTTGATGCTGGGGATCAGCGAGGGCAGCGGGCACTCGCACATGTGGCATGTCTGAATCATCGTCGTAGTGTCTCCTTCGGTTGGAATCGCGATTGGCGCGACAACCAGAGTATCGGCTACCGCCTCCAGGAACTCAAGAACAATCTTCGGAATTACGCCATCTTTACGTAGGCTCAGCACGGCAGATAGGGCTCTGAGATGCTGTAGATCTTGTGCGTGCTCATCTTCCCAAGCGCACGTCGGTGAATCTGCTGGATCCGCTGAGAGCTAACGCCGAGATCCCGGGCAATGCTAGGCATGCTCTGAGCCTCGCAGCCGATACCGTAGTACCGTGCAATGACCTCCTGCTCCCTCTCCAGCAGGCGCTCCATGGCCGCAGCCACACAATCCTTCGGAGACATGTCCTCCATCTTGGGGCTGTAGACCTCGTAGCCTTCGTCCTCGATGGTATCACCGATCTCACCTTCGTCGTCGCCGTCGTCGGGCCCATGGATCGACATGGTACGACGACTGTCTTGGCTGAGCAGGTAGTCCGCCCGCTCGCTGCTAACACCGAGTTGCTCAGCAACCTGCTCGGAAACCAGAGACTCGTAGGTGGACGCGATGCTGGCTGCCCGTCGAGCCTCCTTCTGGAGACTCCTGGAAACCTTCACGACATGCCGATCATAACAGGTATTCATGGCACGCTCGTGGACCCAGTAGGAAGCGTAAGTAGTAAAGCTGATGCCCCGCCGCCACTCATACCGATCGACAGCATCGAAGAGTGACAGACTGCACTCCTGGAGAAGGTCGAGGCGGAAGTCGTCGTCTTGCTTAGTATACTTGTCGAGCTTCTTGAGTACCAAGCGCATATTATGCACGACGAAGAGGTCCCGAACCCTGTGAAGTTCTGCCTCACGCGCCTCGCTCGGGTCGTCCTCGTAGCGGGCACGGCAGTATTCGAGGAGGCGGGCAGCTTCAGTGCTCTTCTTGGCGCTCCACGCCGGGTACTTGTAGAGGTCGCGGCGGAAGGCCCGCTCGGCGGGTAGTGGGAACTTGGACGGTCGAACTTCGCGGCGCTCCTGCTGGATCTCCAGCCGGATGCCCCGGTGCTGCTCGACTAGCGAAGCGAGTTTCGTGTCGTAGGTCTCCATGTCGGCAGCGTACTCAGTGAGCAGCGCCGTGATGTCAGTAGAAGTGATCATGGCGCTATCTTGGCACAGAAAGGCCCGCAGGTCAACTCATTTCCTGAGAGAACCTGCGGGCCGCCCTAAGTGCGTATCCTATAGTAGGTTACGTCTTCTTGATCCAGACGAAGATCGGAGTATGCTCTCCCATGTGCGCCCCGAACACGTTGAAGTCCAGGAACTCCATCGCTTCCACAGTTGTCATGCCCTCGTCCTCTACCAGGACGTCGATGCACTTGTAAGCGTCGTATACGGCACGCACGGGGCCGCATGGGCCCAGCACAGTATGCCCAACATACGCAGACTCGAAGCCGTCAGCCACGAGGGCATCCGGGTTCATCTCTTCGAGGTGAGCATAGATCTCGTCGTCGGACATCGGATCACTCCCAGGTCAGCCAGAGGAGGGTGGTCTGCTCCCATCGGATTGCCACGGGCCAAGCGTGGCTGCCATCCCACACGCCCTGGGCGTCGTACCACTCCAGCACCGGGACGAAGTGGATTGTCGAGCCGGGGGTCTGCGCGGCAGGATACCAGGGAGAGCCCTGCTGAATCGTATACTCCCTCCAGGTGTCGCGGTGGCTCTTCGGGCCGTCGTAGGTGGCCGCGCCCCAATAGCATGTGGGGTTGTTCTCACACGCCCACTCCCAGTCCTGGGGGTCGATGTACTCCGAGGGAGAAGCCGGGAGGGTCGGACCCCACTCCCAGAGGACCAAGTGTGCGTTCCAACTGCTCGGCAGTCCGGCGTAGCCGTTGTCGTCGTAGAAGTATTGCTGGAGCGAGGCGCGAGCGTGCTGGGGGTTCTCGATGTTGTAGTCGAACCCAGGGTGGACCTGCCCGCTGCGGTTCTGACCGCCCACCCGAGTCCACTGCCTCGTGAACAGTTGCATCCGCAGGGTGTCCGTGCCGACCGGCTGGTCGGGAATCTGGAAGCTGCGCGGAACCCCGGCACCGATCAGCTCTCGGTTAGTGAGAACAATCGGCTTCCTGGCAGGCCCAGTGGCTACCGAAGTGTTGGCGAACTGGGCCGACGCGGAGGCTGCCATAAGGCAGACCATAACGACTGCTTTGAGTAGGCTATTCATAGTAGTAAATCACCGTGATTGCGGCAGCCGCCGTGGTGCTGCGCTGGATCGAAGCGTTGCTACCACCAGCAAGGTGATCCTCGCTGGTGAAGACGTAGGGAAGGAACACCTCACCGTCACCGACGAAGTTGGCGATGACCTTGGGATCGGTAGTGGAGTTCACGCCGACGAACGCGCCCCCGTCATAGCCGAGGAAGTCGGTCTCGCCGGGCTGAACCAGCACCGTCTGAATGATGCGCGAGACGCGAGCAACCGATCGCATTCCGAAAGCACGCACATCGAGGTCAACAAAGGTGTCGCCAAAGCTACCGTAGTCGCCCTGCGACGGAAGGCCGCCTCGCTCGGGGTAGTCCCACGAAGCGATCACGGCTGCCGGAGTCTCGCCAGCCGTGATCGTGTCGAGCCACTCGATGCTGTAGCTGGCACGAAGCTCAACTCGGACAGGTGTGGTGGGCGACTGGGGCAGGTTTACGGACGCGAACCCGTTCTCCTGAACCTCAATCTGCTGTGTATGTACAACGGGGCGAGCACCCTGCCCAGCAGTCGTGCTCGCTGGCATGACGGCCAGCGCAAACAGGCAGGCCGCAATGGTGGGAAGTAGGTATTTCATGACTTAGTGTAGGGTTGCGAGTTAGTCACGCTGCGAAGCCGGGTGTGAGTGTGGTACGCCCACTAGGACTTGAACCTAGAACCTATCGCATATAAGACGAGTGCTCTGACCAATTGAGCTATGGGCGCACTTGAAGCCGACGAGGCCGCGTCTTACTCGGAGCAGCTGACCTTCCGGGCAGCCCCTCGTCGGCTGTACTGCGTTATCTAGTTCAGATCGCCGTAGAACGAGTTCGCTGGGTGATCTCCGGTCCACGGGGTTGGGTACGTCTTCGTTAGTTCGATGACCTCATCTCTACCATACCCCAGGATGTATTCCGTCCACGTTGCAACGTCGTGGGTTCCCCAGCGACTGTTACCCCAGACACCAAGCGTAGGATTGTTCTCGGCCATCCGCTCACGCATACGCTCCACGATGTCCTCTAGCTCGTGATCTTCGTGGCCTAGAACGCCGTTGAGTACCTCCTCAACCTCGCGCAGACCGCCGAAGGTGAGTGCGGCCTCGAAGCCCTTCCACACAGCGGGCTTCTCACCCTCTGGAATGTGGTGAGGCCACTGCTCCTGCTCCACCTTGTGCTTCCATGCGTTGTTCGGCTGGTAGCCATTGTCAGCAGTATAACCCAGGCGGTAAAGCAGGCCCTCATCCCACGAGAAGCAGTGCTTGACGAACTTCACGACCATCTCAAGCCCGCTGACATAGGGGTCGTAGAACACCTCGGGATCCGGCTCAGCGTGGCACAGAGAGGCCCAAACCTGAGCCGTCAGCGCGCGCATCAGGCCGTTGAGGCCCCTACCACCGAACTGTGATCCACCGCCCACGGGTCGGCTGTTGGCCGCGCCCGCTAGGCTCCAGTAGTGCAGGTTCGTGCCAGTGTCGTGCTTGGTGGGGATGATCCAGCAGGCACGCGCATCGGCGGCTAGGCAGAGCGTCATCAGGAAGCCGAACTTGCTACCGTGGATTGCTACCGCCTCGGCCACGTGAACCATACGCACGATGTGCGAATAGTCCAGCTGGTTGAGTGCCCCCTGGCGCTCGCCAACAGGCTTGGTGAACTCGTACCCCTGAGCGGGGAACGTCTTGGTCTTGTCAACCCCGTTGAACGGAGCATCGAACTCAAACTTGTGCGGCACGATCAGACCCCGCGCCCAGCTTGCACGATCAAACCGGAAGATTGCGTTCCTGTTAGCCCAGCCCTGGAGGACGTAGTGCGCGACCTCCATACCGTCACGGCAGCCAACAGCCCAGGCATTCTCCATGTAGATACCAGTGCCTCCGGGTCCATTGGCATCCTTGGGAGTCGAGATCCTAAGGCCGTCGTGGAAGCTGAACTGGAACTTCTCAAGCGTCTTGCGAGCGTTCTCACGCCCAGGCCCGGTCGCTGTCTGCGGGTCCGGCACATCATGCAGCTTCGAAACATGCCAACGCCCGAAGCCGGGGTGGATGATCACGTCGTCCGCAGTAACTGTCGTGCCGTCCACGACAACGGTAAGCTCATCGATCTGAACACTACCGTTATCCGCGAACGGATTCAGCACGCCGACAGCATAGCCACCAAACGTCGGCATCGCGACGGCACAAACGCCACCAGCGACGTCAGTCATGAAGACTTCCGGAAGGTTCTCGCAGGCACGGAACGTCAGCGTCTTCGGCTGTCCGCCCAGAATCATCCTGACCTGCACGGGAAGACCAGAGACAGGCGGGCGAACCGGCGCGGGTTCGCGGACAGGAGCGGGCTCGCGAACAGGCGCGGGCTCGCGGACAGGCTCGTCGCCCTGCCGCATGTAGTGTACCTCGCTAAGAATGCGCTTCGCTAGCGACTCGATGTTGTTAAGTCGTTGTTCCATCAGAACTTAGGGCTGTGGACAATGCGTTGTCCGGTATCGACCTCCTCAAAGACTCCGACCATGCGCTGAGGTTTCGGTGCGCGCAGGTCGTGCAGCGGGTTGACGCAGCCTGGGACGCCGCAGTGGGTGCCCCTGAACGGCGCGTCGTTATCGTAGCCGAACTCCTGCCGGAAAAGCTCCTGACGCGCTCTATACCGAACACCATTCACCCACAGGCTGGGCTCACCATGATCGAAAGCGGCATCCCACAACCAGCAGGAGGTCACATGATTCGTCGGATCAACAACCCGCGTGTTGCCCAGAATTAGCGTGATGAGGTGCATGGCTATCGCTAGGCGCTCAAGGCGGCTGCAGCAAGCTGGCGAGAGTTAGAGGAAACTGGGGTCTGGTGCGGTTCCGTCGCTCTCAGCTCCGCTGGAGAAGCCATCGCGAGGATCGTCACGGAAGTCTGGATCGCGCTTTTCGAGGAGCATCTTCAGCAGCTGCGGGTTGCCCTCCATAGCCAACTCGGCAGCTCGCCTACGTAGCGCAGCCAGCCCGTCGGCCCGCCACGACGCGATCTGACCAGCAAGCGCCGGGTACTCATCTAGCCACCGCTGTAGCGTACCCTCCGTAACGCCGACACGCGCCGCTATTGTGCTGTACGACGGAGAGACATCACCCTGACACACCGCTCGGATGTTCGCCAGAAGGTGCTCATCTAGCTCTGCCGCTGGATTGGAGCCGAACACAGGGTGAGACCCTGGAGCACGCCGGATAGGCGCCATGAATGGTAGATCCATCCGGCGTCCTGTCCTTGCTATAGGCGCGGAGTATGGCTCTATAGACACGTCTCGGCGCTCCCTCTTGGGCTTCTCACTCATCAATATCGTCAACCCACGTGAGAGTGACATTGCAGTCGTTTGCAACGGGAACACCCAGCGCATCCTCAATGTACTCCACGATCGCAGACTGCGTCAGACGTTTACGCCTGCCGCTGTACTCGTCAAGAGAAACCCAATCCCAGACATCGTCGCCCAGGAAACGATAGCGGGCCTCGATCTCCCCGCCATCAGTGTATAGAACGTGAATCTCTTCGATCTCCTCGAAGTCATCCATGTATAGATCGCTCACTTCTCTGGCTCCCCGTCCAGATCCTCTGGCATGTAGTCAGGAGTTGTCAGGGTTGGATCCACAGCGTCGTAGTGGACGATGCTCTCGATGCCAATCTGGTGGGCCTTGAACATGAAGTACTGGGCAAGCTCCTTGGCGTCATCGCGAGCCATGAGCGTGGCGCACTCAGGCTCATGGCACCAGCACAGCTTGCCACCGTCGATGTTGATGTAAAGACCGCTATCCTGCTCTCGTAAAACATGATCCTCTGCACGGATAGGGCGCTTACCAACTAGCGATAGCTGCCCAAGCATGGCCGCCATCGGTGCCCAGAGCACGTCTAATCTAGGATCTGGTGATTGTACAAAGCCCATCACTCTTGGTTACCGTGACAGTGCCTGAGAAGATACCCTGGTCCAGAGCCCTGTGATCCACGAGATACACAGGCCTTGACTGTGCCCTATCCCCAAGCAGACGAATCAGGTCATCCACGCCATCTGCGTTCAGATGCGTCGTGGGCTCATCCCAGACTTCGATTGACGGGGGATTAGACATCCTGCTTCGCAGTAGAGTACTCAACGCAATTGATATGGCAAGACGAAGGCGCTGCGTCTCACCGCCAGACCAAGATGTCCACGGGACATATCCGTCTGTTGCGTCACATCTTACCAGAATCTCGAAACTTCGTGTTACTTTACCTGCCGAATTCTCCTTCTCAAGCCTGTATTCGATCTCCCAGCCAGACAGGCCGAGTTGCGAAAGGGCGGAAGATGTCAGCGCAGAAAGCTCATCAACCGCCTCTTCCAGCAGCCAAAGACGAATCTGCCTGAACCTCTTGGGCCACGGCTTCGCTATCTCCAAAGCTGTTGCTACGGCGTCGCGGGCTTCCTCAAGCTCGGCGATAGCGACGTCACCCTCATGGATCCTCTCCTCCTCCTGGCGGATCATGTCCATATAGGGTGAAGTCCCCATTTCAAGGTTCTCAAGGTCAGAAACGACCTCTGAATACGCCCTCTCCGCCATCTCGATCTCACGGGGCAGTGATGCGACGGTCGCGGATAGCCCCGCCGCTTCTTTACCAGTACGCGATAATCGACGTTCTGCATCCAAAACAGACGACTTGAGCGTCTCCAGGTCTTCCAGGTCGTCCTGGAGCTTGGACTCAAGTTTTGCGATATATTCGCCTGTCTTTTGGGCCGCTAGGGCGCCCTCCGCGCAGAAGTGCTCGCGGGCGGCCTCCGTGATTGGTTGAAGGCACCCCGGGCAGGCCCCCTCGGAGGACCTCATGCCCTCGATCTTGGCCTGGATGGAGGTCAGGTTCTCACGCTTGTTGCGGAGATCCGTGCGTGTCTGTAGGATTGCGGCGTTTGTATTGTCGAGCGCCAGCTTTGCACTAGCAAGGAGTCGGCGGCAGTCTGCCTCCTCGGACCTCTTCTCGCGGACCTCGTTTCGGGCCCGCGCAAGCTCCGAACTCAGGGCCTCCATTTCCGCACGCTTTACCCCAAGCCTCCGCTCTAGGCGCTCCCTGTCGTTCTGGACGCCCTCAAGCCACTCGTCGTCACGCTGACGCATATCGCGCAGATCTGCCACCCGGCTGTCCTGGACGGCCCTGGCGGAGGAGAGATCAGCCTCAAGAGCCACGAGCCGACGCTCGGTCTCGCGTACGTCATCCTTGGACGCGGCAGAGTACGTATCCCAGACGTCGAGACACAGCGCGGAGCTAAGGGCGTCCAGCCGCTGTGCTGGCGTCTTGTCCGCGAACTGGGAGTTGAACTGACCGAAGATCGTCGTGTTTAGAAACGCCTCATAGTTCATCTCCAGTAGCGAGTCCACGTCGGATTGCACCACCGTGTCGCCGTCTAGGATCAGGGCGTTGGGTTTCCTGGTTCTCTCGATGATGTGCCCGCGACCCCCGACCTCGATCGACAGCGTGACCCGGGAGTGTCCGTCCCCTCCCCAGCTGGATACGGCAGAACCGTATGTGCCCCGGACAGTCTTGCCGTACAGACACCAGCAAAGGGCGTCCCATAGCGTTGACTTTCCGGCCCCGTTGGCTCCTAGGGCGGGGGAGTCCAGGTTTCTGCCCTGAACGAACCACAGGCCAGCCTCCTCGTCGAAAGCCAGCCCGGTTGGTTGTCGAAACGCCTTGAAGCCCTCGGCCTCGATGTGGTTCAGTCGCATCGTGGTGTCATGATCTGCAGGATAACCACGCCCATGATGTGGGCGATCTCGTCAGTCGTGAATCCAGCGCCTACAAGTTTACGCCTAAACTTCTGCATTGCAGGCACAAGCTCACCACACGCATCTAGTGCCTGCTGCGCCGACTTTATAGCCTCATCCCTTGTCATTGGTGAACTTGAGAGCGTATCGCTCGTCCTCTTGCCCAAGACCAACGCTCATGATGAAGGAACGCACGATGTCGCTGCTTGACTTGGCGTCCTTAGAGTATCGATGGGCCGTACCCTGCTTGTGGTTCACGTCGGTGAACTTACACTCCATCCCGCGAAGCACGGCACCTGCGAACTCGACGCACGTACGAACATCGTTGCAGATCTCGTCCCAGCGTCCGATCTCCGACCTTTCGAGGTTGTAGACGACCTTGATCTGGTCGCCAGCCCTTAGCTTGGGTAGATCCTCAAGCGTCGTCATCTGTACGACCATCTTCCTGATCGAATCCACGGGCACTGGCCGAACCTCGACATCACTACCAGAGCCATGCACCTCAAGGTATCGCGGGGAATACGTATCCCCGAAGACCACCGGGTATTGAGTTCCGACGTAGGTGACATCACCGATAGCCTGCGGCGTGTGAATGTCGCCGGACAGCACGACCCCATTGAAGCCTCGCTTACTGAAGTAGCGCGGCGTCAGCTTCGACTCCAGCTTGAAGCCGTTTGCGGCCATGGCCCCGTCGTAGCTCTGGTGCGTCAGGACAATGTCCACGCCCTTTAGGCTCTGCTTGGCCCAGTCCTCTACAGCCGTCCTCGTGTGAGGTAGCCACAGGACGCGGCCAGCCGGAGTGTCCTCCAGGGTCGGCTCTGTGTAGTAGTAGATATCCTCAAAACTATCGAGGAACTTGAAGAACGGCATCTCGCCGTTGATGTAGTCGTGGTTACCCTTCAGGATACGCACTGGAACGTCAAACGACAGTACCCAGCCCACAAGCCGGTTTACCAGCGCGGATGGGTGCTTGTCCTTGGCGTCTGTGATGTCTCCGAGGCACCACACTTCGTCAACGTCGTCGCGTGCGTTGACCTCGTCTCGGAGACGGTACATGACTGCCCAGCGGTACTCATCGAGTGGCTGGGCAGTCAGGTGTAGATCGCTGATTACAACGATCATTACTCGGAGCCCTCCTTCTCCCTCATGTGCTGAAGGTACACATCAACAGCCCCCTGGATAACCTTGTAGATCTGCGACTCCTGCCACGAAGTCTCAGCGTTGGTTACGACGCTATTCCGAACGGCGTTCCTGCCGACCTCGAAGCCCTCGTAGAACGCGGCCTTGTGGCTACGAATAGTCTGCTCAGCCTCCTGCTCGGGGGTCAGGTCGTCAACGACAGGCACCTCCTGGACGCCATCGGGTAGGGTTTCTTCAGTCATCGTAGCTTCTCCATCTTGTGGCCGCCATCAGCAGTAGTGTACACGACAGCCTTTAGGTTATGTGAAATGATGAGTTCCATGCAGTCCGGGCACGGGCGGGAGATGTGGCTGCATCGACCGTGTCTGGCAACGTAGATCGTAGCCCTCGCAATGTCGATTCCACGGCTAAGTGCATCGCGGATGGCAGCAGCCTCTGCGTGGATGGAGCAGATAGGGCCAGACCCCCACCTCGGGTGCGTCTTGGTGCTGTCGCAGATGCCGCAGCCAAGCACCCGGTTTCCCTTCGCGATCACAGCTCCATGCTTGAACCTGGACTCGGCCCTCTCGGCCAGCTTCCTTGCGATCCTCAGCACTCTACCTCTGATCCCCGCTGCCGGTCAGCGTGCCACGCGAGGCGCGCTGCCGCAGCTTGAAGAGGTTGCGGCTCGCAACCTCGCTCATGTCAATTCCAATAACGTCGCAGATATACGCGACGTACCAAAGCACGTCGCCAACCTCAGAAGCTAGAGCATCCACGGTTTTCGCGTCTGGATTACAGAGGTCATCACGCATGATCTTCTTGACTTTGCCAGCAACTTCGCCTGCCTCAGAGCACAGCCCCATCGCGCCATAGTGCATACGAAGCACGCCTGCCATATCTGACTTCGCTACCTCAGAACCAGGGTAGACGTAGAAGTCGGCCACCTGCATGGTAGCGTTGTTGGCTGGGGAGGCTGTCTCGATCGCTAGTTTCTGGTACTCGTCGAAGTTCATGGGTATCAGATGTAGTGTAGGGTCTTAGCGTAGGTGGCAATCAGCAGAGCGTCGGCTGTGGCGTGTGTCACGTTAGCCTTCGGATACAGCTGCTGTGCCCTACTCTTAGTCACGTTCTTGTCCCCCTTCGAGAGGCATTTCATGCTTTTCTGCCATGTGGCGGGGGTAACCAGCGTGAACGGGACGCCAATCGCTGTAAGGGCCATCTTCAACTCGCCAAAGCTAGCCCCAAACTTGAACGTGCTTGACACGCCTTGCCCAGGCATGGCAGACACCTTCTCAAGCACCGCGTGAGAGGGCTGTAGCCTACCGACAGCCGCGAAGACGTGCCACAGGTCTTGGTCGGTCATGTCCGAGATCTTGCGACACCAGCCCAGCTTGGGCGCATCCCCAGGCCCGATATACGCAATACCACCGGATGAGCGGCCTGGATCCACACCAACGAAGCCACCGGTAGGGAGCATGGAGATATCGCCCGGATCGAAATAGAACCGCATCACTCCCCCTCCAGCGCATCAATGACATCCTGCTTGTCCGGGGCCCAGGAAGGCCTATCGCCGGGCTTGGCTCCAGGACGCACGCACCAGAGCGGGCATGTATCGCAAGTGCATTCGGCAACCTTCGTCAGTTGGTGCTCGCCAAGGCACGAGAGGCACATGGCCTCAATCGCCACCTTCCTGGACCTACCCCACACGACGTTGAGAAGTCGGCGCGGGTGCTTGATGTACTGCGCCGTATCGAGACGCCTACCAAGAACCTCACCATACTTCTCTCTGAATGCCTTGGCCGCTTTCTTCAGTGCCATTGTTCTACTTTAGAAAGAGGGGGCGACTCTACCCGACGACATGTTGGTTAATAGAGCCGCCCCCATCCCCGAACTTAGCCCCGGTACTTCTTACGTTTAGGGGCGAACGTGTCCTCGATAGCGTTCCAGCAGCTTATCGTGAACGGTTTTACAACCTCCATCGCAGCCGCGTAGCTATCCGCTTCGAGATCGTAGGCGTTGAAGCCCGTGCAGAGGTACTTGAGATCAACGCCCTCAGGTAGCTTCTCGTCGAGAACCTTGACCTCGGAATCCTTCAGAGTCTTCTTCAGCCACTTCGCGCAAGACGTTAGCTCCTCCGTACCATAGCCGAAGTACAACTCGTACTCCGCGTCACGGAAGGGCGCTGCAACCTTGTTCTTCTTGACTGATGCCTTGACCTTCACGCCGACAGTCCTGTCGATGCCACGGATTGTACGCTTGATCTTGCCAATGTGCGCGAGCCACACGATAGTCGAAGCATAGAAGTCGATCGACTTCCCGCCTGAACGTGTGTGCTTGTCGCCAAACGACACCCCGATGTTGTCCCTGATTTGCGAGACGATCAGCAGGGTGACGTTGCTCTTGGTCATCTTACGTACATCACGGCGGAAAAGCTCGGAGAGCTTCTTCTGCTTGGTGGCACCATAAGTACCCGCACGGATGTCCCTGTCCGCCTCAGCCTCGTCAGATAGGCTGTCAAGGGAGTCGATCACGACGAATGTCGGAACCTTCTCCTCGTACAGGGGCTGCATCGCGTCAAACACGTCCTCGACGGTGTTCACAGAGGGGAACGCGACGCTCTCAAGGGGCAGCCCAAGACTTGCTGCGTATTCCGAATCGAAAGCGGATTCCGCCTCGAAGTAGATAACGCGCCCGTCTGGGTACTTCTCCATGAAGTTCGTTGCAGCCTCGATAGCCAGGAGAGTCTTACCGCTGGACTTGTTGCCAACCAGATTCGACATCCTGCCAACAGGCCACCCACCGCCGATGACGCAGTCAAGCATCGTACAGCCAGTGGGGATAACCTCCTCGCAGCGAGGAGAGAGCGTCCCGTAGATGGACGGGACGCTCTCCTTAGCTGCGGCCTTTGCCTTGGCCGCCATCTAGCTCAGCCCCCGAAGGCGCGGCTGACGGCGTCAGCAAAAGCGTCGTTGCTGGGCTCGGAGTTCTGGCCGGTATACGGCTCAGTCTGCTCAACAGCGCCCCCGAAGACGCGGGAGATGTAGTCGTAGTCCTTCCAGTTGAAAGCCTTCGGGACGGGGTTCTCGGAGATAACCCGGAGCACGCGCTCCAGCTCGTCAGGGCTGTCCATGGCCGGGCTCGCGTCACGCGCAATCTGAAGGCCGGAGTACTTCGTCATGAGACCCTGACCAGCACGACGGAAGTCGATGTCAAACCCCTCGATGGGGTGATCAATCGCCAGAACGCTGTTACCAGAGAAGCTCAGGTCGCAGATGTCGCGGAAGATGGACATGGGCATCTTCCACAGCTTCGGACTGTCCTGAGGCTTATCGCGGTCAACGATGTAGACGACAACGGCACGGCTGACGCGCAGTTCCTTGGCACCTTCCTCGTCACCAAGGCGACTGAGACGTGCCCGCTCTTCGCACACAGGGCACTTCTCACCCTTCATCGTCTGGTTGCAGAGGAAAGAACCCTTGTCAGGCCCAATGCTGTAGTGGATCGCGACCTCGTAGCCCCAGTGTGCGGGGCCCTCGTCGTCACCCCAGGTGCGGGGGAGGATGCGGACTCGGTTCTTACCCTCGGCAGGAACCCAAACGCCAATGGGGGTTTCCAGGGCGTTGTCAAAGCGGGAGCCAGTACCACCCTGGGCGGCACGGCTGGCGATGTTCGGATCAGACGGCTTGTACTCGAAACTCATGACTAATGCTTTACTTGCTAGGTGTCGTTGTGTACGCCGTACCCGAAGTGAGTACGGCTGTTCTCTATTCTAACTGATTGCTACAATCAGAGCCAGCAGTGCCACAACAATCGCTGCTACTGTGACGACGATCTCCAACGATTCCTCTGCTGTCCTGAATAGCTTCATCGGGACGACATTCCGATTGACTTCTGATGCTGAAGCTCGATGTCCGCCAGCTTCAGAAGCGCAAAACCACGGCTGTGGACGGCGTCCTGCATGGCCTGCCACTTACGGCTGGTCGTGATAGCCACAGCGTAGTCCTCCCTTGCGGACAGCAGAACCGGCTGCAGCTGCGTCTGGGCCGAAACCATCGCTTCCGTGACTCGCTCATTACGGGCAGACAGCACTGCTCTAGCCTCCTGCTGTGCCACGGCCTCAGCCGAACGGACGGCGTCCTTGGCAGTATCTGACAGGGCGAGGGCGTTAGCTGTGGCCTCTCCCACTGAGTACACGAGTTGCGGCTGTCGGGCAAGCTCGCCGTCGAGGTTATCCACGTCGATGGCGAGGCACTCCTCTGCTTCTTCGATTGTAAGCAATGTATTATCGGGGCTTGTGACTGTGCGCGTCTTGGAAGTTCTATCCCTGGTGCAACATCAGTGTACCAAACCGTAGCGCACTTGTGTGGCATTATCCCGTGTTTCGGGACAGCCTTTCGTAGTTCGACGCCAGGAGCGCGACAAGCCTCGACGGCTCGGCTCCGGCCTCAATCGATGTCCCGAAACTTTGCAGGATAGCTATGTGCTCATCCTTGGCAGAACCTCTGGCTACCTTTCCAGCAAGCATCGACACGACGGCGCGGCGGCAGGCCTCAGGATCAAGACCGGCATCAAGAACGGCCTTCGCCAGCCCGTCAATCGACAGCGGCCTTGCGAAAGCCGCCAGGAGATCTCGCATGGGGTCAGACTCACAGGTCCCCTGGCCCATGATACCCGCCGCAGCTGTAGCGTCAGTCAGGGCTCCCCCGGTGACGAGTGCGTCTAGGAGGACAAGTGCCTCGCGTGGCGAACCTCCGGCCTCACGCAGCAAAAGTGTTCCGACGTCCTGGCTGACCTTTATGCCCTCTGCCTCGCAGACGCTGCCAAGAATGGTCGCCATCTCGGCTGGAGATAGCAGCCTTGTCTTGACATGCTGGCAGCGGCTTGCGATAGCCTTCGGGACTTTCCCCGCCTCGCTGGTGGCGATCGCCCAGTACACATCCCTCTGAGGCTCTTCGAGCGCCTTCAGAAGGGCACTCCAGGCGTTCTTGGAGAGGTAGTGGGCCTCATCGACGACGATAACGCGGGGGCCACCACCGATGGGGCGCGTCCTCGCTAGGTCAACAAGTGCCCTAGCATCATCCACACCAGTGTGCTCAGAGCCTGAGATTTCATGCAAACCTACGGTAGCGCCGACCTCCTTGGCGAGGAGTCTAGCCACGGTAGTCTTGCCCGTACCAGGGGGTCCGGTTAGCAGCAGAGAGCCGCAACGGTTCTTGATCAGGGTTTCAATGGCAACGCCAGCCGACGGGACGCCGACAAGCGCGTCAAGGGTGTTCGGCCTGTAGGTTGTGTGGAGGCTCACGAGAGTGCCGCTAGTGTCTTCTCTGCTACGTCTGAGGTGTCGTCTCCGGTGAACCATTCACCGACAGCGACCATCTTACTGTAGTCGGTTCCGACCTCAAGTTCTGCCCCGATCGGCACGTTTACCCACGGGGCGCTGAACCCGATCTGCGCCTCAACTAGCAGCTTTGCGGCATAGCCTACGCGATCAAGCGGAACCATCATGCTGAGGTCGTCGTGGATGATCCAACGTGGTGTAAGCCAAATCTGCTCGGTTTCAACGCCAGTACGCCAGAGCCTAACCGCCGCATCAACGCAGATATCAGACGCGGCTCCCTGGATGCCCGAGTTGATCACTTGGTTCCAACTCAACGGTGCCAGACGACGACGACCTGTGAGTGACCTGACCATCCCCGTCTTCTTGTAGGTCTCCCAGGACCCCTCTTGCCACGACTTGATCCCGGCGAACTCGCGCCAGAAGTCTGCGAACAGGGCTTCGGCATCATGCATCACCTGCGGGCCCTCCCGATCGAATCCCATGTTGCGGGCTACTGACTTGAAGCTACTCCCATAGAAGGACGCGAACACCCATGCGTTCTTAGCCGTTGTTCTTGCGCCCTTGAAGTCGCGCTCAACCATCTGAGCCCACACTGGGCTGATCTCCGCAGCCCTGTTCGCCCAGTGTGAGTGTACGTCGATGCCGTCCTTGATTGACTGCACCCAGCGTGGATCTCGGCTCGCCATCGCCAATACACGCGCCTCGATCTGCGCGAGGTCGCACGCCAGCCACACCCAGCCCTCTGGAGCCGAGAACTGCGAGCGGATGTGCTTGTTTGTTCTTTTGGGGAAGTTCTGACAGTTAGGGTCAGAGGACGAGAGACGACCCGTGCGGGTGCCCGAGACCTTGTAGATGCCATGAACCTTGCCGTCTGGGAAGCATAGTGCCTTCGGGTGTCTTGGATCGAACCTGTCCACGAAGGTACTGACCAGCTTGTGCTGGTTGCGGATGTCGAGGATGGCCTTCACGCTGCGGTGATCTTCAGCAATGACCTCAAGCACGTTACGTCGGGTGCTAACTTTGCCGTCCTCTCCGATGACTCGATCGTCCTTCAGCACATTGACGATGAAGGCACCTACAGTCGAGGGAGAGTTGGGGTTGAGCCCAGTACCCTTGACTTCCTCCATCTGACAAAGCTCTTCTTGGAGTTTCTCGATCTCGGCCCTGCCCTCCCTTGCCAGCCTAGCACGAATCTCCTGATTCACGGGCAAGCCCAAGATCTGCGCCTGCACGAGCGCCGGAATACGCTCTATGTGCATCTCGTAGGCCTTATCCTGACCAGCCTCATCAAGGGCCTTGCAAAGCTCGACGTGCAGCCTCGCGGTCCAGTAAGCGTCAAGCGCGTTGTACTCGCAGACTTGGTCCGTGGTGACGTACTCCAGTCTTCCGACCTCCGCAGCCCCCTCCGTGAGCCTCTTAAGTGAGAAACCAAAGTACTGGCGACACAGCTGACCAAGGGACAGTCCCGAAGGACCGTCTCCAGGTGGGCCCGGGTTGATGCAATACGCCTGCCCAAGAGTGTCGCCATACACCCCAGTCAGGATCTGCTGTCCGAAGAAGTACGCCATCCACTCCAGGTCGAAGGGGAGGTTGTGGGCCACCTTCCGAATGCTGTCGTCCATGAACAGGTCCAGAATGGCGATGCCGATCGCCTGCTTCTCTGCCGGTGACCATTCATGCCCAGGGTGGTTGATCGGGAACGCCACCGTCCTCTCACCATCGGAAATGGCGATCGAGAGGATCTTCGCCCCGGACTTGTATGGGCGGAGCCCGTTCGTCTCGATATCGAAGGCTACGAACTCGGTAAACGTACGCAGCACCTCTACGATGCGGCCAGCATCGGTATACCTACACGCGAGCCCACATTGCTTGGCCTCAGCGTCACTGACAGCTTTCGGAGGCTTGGCAATGAACGCGGGGGACATCATGTGGCAGATGTCCTGCTCGCGAACACGAATCCACTCGTCGGAGTTTACCTTGCCCAACCTGCCCTCGGCAGAGATCGAAGCCATCTCGGCTGAGGAGTGTGCGACGAATACCCACACGGGTCTACCACCTAGGTACGCACGCAGCGGCTTGCCCCGGTAGCTCTCCACAGACCCGTCGCCAAGGACAGCCTTGACGACCTCGGACCCCAGGAGGACGACTAGGTTTGGGGCGTGCTTCCTGACCATGTCATCGACATGAGTCGAGTACGCCTTGATCAGGTACGGCTTCGTGTTGTTGGTAACCTTGTCGCTATCTGGGCGAACGGGGCAGATGGACTCAACCGCAATACGGTTGACGTAACCACGATTGATTCGCCCAGCGACTGCTAGCCGCTCAAACATGAGCAGATCCGTCGGAGAGTAACACCTGCCAGACGCAGCCGACTCCTCCGAGGGGAGCCCTGTGATGACCAGCGCCGACACATTGCCGTCGGGGGTATGGCCCGGTAGCTCCGAGGGGTACTTCTGGCACAAGTGCGCCACAGCAGCCCAACCGTGACTGCGTTCAAAGACGCTTGAGGCCGAAACTCCTGCGACCTTGGCGCTCCTGCTAACTCCGCCGAGGAAACCCTTCTTCATTGCGACGTACAGTAGGCCGAGACGCGGCCACGCTTGGTTACAAGCAGATTCTCCGACACGTTGAAGTGCGTTGCTCCCGACATGGCCCGGCTGAACTGCGTCATCGGCAATGAGGCAGACACGTCAGCCAGTCGGCAGGGGAAGGTCGAGACAGCCTCGGCTAGATTGCACTCGGACAGCCGAACAGTCATAATGCCGTCACGGATGGTGAGGCTAACGCACGGTGCCCCGTTGGCGTCCACGCTTGCCAGTCTTCGCAACGACGCAATGGTGTGCCCAAACCCGTCTGCGATCGCGTCGCCACCACTATAGCCCGGCAGGACGTCTCGCCACCATCCCTCGTCGTAAGTACCCATGTCCTCGAACGAGCACGAGGCACCGTCTTCGCGGACCAGGGTTATCTGAGAGCCGGACCCGTATGAGACCTCGACAATCGGGATCGCTGCCGACAGGAACCCGCTCCTGGCGGCCAGCTGGTGGGGGATCACGAAGCTACGGCCCTCCATCGGCTCACTAACGGCAGACGCAGCGCCAAGGTTATCCGTAGAGAACATACGGGTTCCATCGCTAGACGGGTAGACATGCACGCCGGAGTGCTGACCCGACACGGTTGGATCACCGGAGAAGCCGCCGACTACACGCAGATCGTCAGTGAAACGCCTACCGCGCTCCTCGGTGACAACGACACGCTCGACGACATCCCAGTTAGACCCAACGAAACCCTCGACGGGCATCGTCGGAAGGATCAGCGTGCTGACATCGCCCTCGCTAAGCCTGACGGATCCATCGACGACCTCGACCATAATGTCGAAAGCGCCGCGTCGGGTGCCGTGCCAAGCTGCGATGGTTGGCTTATCGACAGCAACCGGCTCCGCCAGTGAGAGCGTGGCTACCGGGAAGCTGATGATGCCATGCTCGCTGTATACGTCCACACCGCCGTTGTGCAGGATCAGCTGCTTGAACGACGGAACAATCACGCTGTCCCCCTTCTGCCACGTCTTAGCTAGCGTAAGTATTTCGCCAAGCTCATTCGCTGAGATCCTGTCCATACGTCTCCATGAAGGCTTTTCCTGAACTCTCCATTATCCCTAGTCGGCCATGATCGCGAGCCCAATCCCTCAGCCCGCCCTGAACGACGCCTGTACGCTTGTATAGATCGATATCGTCTCGCAGACCAGGGCCATAGCTGTCTAGCAGTCGCCTCTCATAGTCGAGGGCAGAGTACTCCTTGGTGGCGCTGTCGATCATGCTGCGGGTGAACAGCGTCCACACAGGGAACGGGTGCTCTTGCTTGAACTCACGAATATGCTGTCCGACATCTAGCCCGAACACTCGCTTCACGGCATTGAACACAGCCCTGACAGACGCCAGCACTGACCTCGCACTAGATGGAGTCAACGTAAGCCCTAGTGCGTATCCATAGCCGATAACTTCGTCATCCTCGTAGTCTTCAGCGAAGCACACGGCCAGTTCCCGAAACGCGGCTGTCATGCTGACATAGGCCCCAGATACGGGCCCGTGAGATTTCATGATACCGCTCCTACCGCCAGTGCTGGGTGCGGCTACCAGACAGAACATATCGCTGATAGAGATCTTATCCCCACGCTTGTAGAAGTCAATCGGGATAGGGGGCAGCGACTTCATCCTGGCGTATTTAGATGGGGCAATGCCGTTGAACCTGTAAGTCCTCGCCAACGCCATCAGAGGATACCCGTTGAACCCCCGAATCATGTATCCAGAGTCCATCGCGTCCAGGTTGTTGGACGCAAACTCGTAGGCCTCGTCACTGACGATATCCGAGTTAAGCTCATCCTCGGGTAGAGACATTAGCGCCGCGCAGCACCTTGCCACCCAGCTGAACTCGTCCTCGTCGTTCTTCCGGTACAGGCCCGTCGCTTCCACGAACTCCCGCTCCAGCGACAGCGCATTAGGCTTCATAGCGCGCATCTGATCATGTCCTCCGTCATATCGCCTGGGTCCTTCACGCCGTCTGGAAGGAAGGCCAACTCGATGTCCGTGCTGCTTCTGATGCCCGCCATGACGTTGAAGGCATGCGTCTCCATCGCGTCTGAGTCCAGCATGATGCTTACCCTCCTGGCCCTGTCGGCAAGGTACTCAAGTCTGGCGAACTTGCCCGGACCAACGCGGTTGGTCATCAACGCGACGGCAGCATAGCCCGCCTCAGCCACACGAAGCGCGTCGAACGGCCCCTCCACGATAACTAGGTGGCTTTGCTTGTCAACAAAGCCAGTCTCAAGAAGACACCGTGACAAGGCATCACCAGACGGGTGTGCCCTGTACCTGATTGGGCTATTCATGACCGTGCGCCCAGTCCAGCCCATCAGCGTGCGCCTCGACTGCGTCTCGTATTCATAGATCGGCACGATGATCCTGCCACCAAACGGCCCGCTATCGCACCAGCTAACGTCATACACGTCGGACAGTCGAGCCGGGTTGAAGCCCCGGGATTCGAGGTAAGCCCTGTAGGTGGCATCACCTTCCGAAGGCTGATCCGTGAACAGCTTGAACGACGCATCACCGACCATACGTCCATGACTAGCAGTAGCCACAGACTCCGTCGATCCGATCGCAACGATACGTTGTTCAAGCTGCTCAACAGTCGGGATCGCGTCCTCACCGAAGAGTATACGTCTAGCTCGATCAGGTCCGCAACCAGACAGCAGCTGTACAAGCTCGCTCGCTGGCATGAAGTGTGTTTGATTTCTCCAGCACCCCTTGACTAGCGGCTCGCCAGCAACGACAGCATAGTGAGTACCCGTGTCGTTACCGCACACTGGGCACGGAATGCCGATGGCGCCCGCTGAGACATCTTTGCTAGGGCCTTCGACATAGCGGATACCATGCTGCTCGAAGAAAGCTATCCAATCCATCACTTCTTTCCCTCGATCAGTAGCTCGTGGATGTTACGTCCGGTGCGGAGGCTCTGGAGGATGCTCTCCTCCACGGAGTCCTTGGTCACCAGATCGTAGTAGTATCTGGTGCCGGAGATTCCACCCTCCCTACGGATCCGGCCCTCGATCTGCGCTCTCTCGATGGTGCTGTCGGGGCTCTCGTAGAAGACCATGTAGCGGGAAGCTCCCTGTAGGTTTACGCCTTTGCTAATGGCGGTACTACCAATGAGGACGCGGGGTCCGCCCTCAGAGCAGAACGCCTCCAGGCTCTCGATCTTCTTCTTGGCAGAAACGCGACCAGTCACCTCGGTGAAGCTGATGTTCTCCTTGCGGAAACGGCGTTGCATGAGCTTGATCGAGTGATGATACCAAGCTACAACGACCACCTTCTCCTCGGGCGGGATGTCCTCCAGGAGCTGCACGAGCGCATCCAGCTTAGGCACCTTGGGGAACTCTACCTCGACACGCTCGCCAGCCTCATCACTCGCCGCGCACCAGCCGGAGCAGACCATCCGCATCTTGGCGTAGGCTTGGTCGATAGCGACAGTGTCCTCGGCAGACTTGAGTTCCCCGAGGGCTGACCTGTAGTAGCCAGTCTGGGCCTTTGGCATCTCAACCGGGATACGCAGATAGTCGTCAGAGCTGAGGCCACCGACGGCCTCAGGGAGATCCTGAACCTCGTGCTCAGCAAAGCGGACACTACACGACTCTACGCGGCGAGCCACCTCGCTGGTGAAGCGTCTATCGAACTTGTACTCCGTGAACCCGAACCTATTATAGTCAGTTCTAAAATAGGTTTCGCGGAACAAGGTGATGTTCTCGCCAAGGGCTTTCCCGTGATCGATCGTCCAGAACTGACTCCACAGGTCGGCGGGGTCCTTGTGGATCGGCGTACCCGTGAGCCCGTAGCGGTACTTCATACCCACAGACAAAAGTCTGCACATCTTGAAGTTGCGGCTCTGCGGATTCTTGATAGCCGTGATCTCATCCATCACAAGCATCTGGAACTGCTGGCACAACCGCTGCACCTTCTTGTTATCCAGTTTCCTGTTCTTGGATAGCAGGTTGCCAAGCCCAACGTAGGTGCAGACCACGACGTCTGCGCCAGAATACAGCGCACGTTCACGGGCTGCCGGGCCGCTTTGGTCGATCACAACAACGGAAAGATCGGGTGCGTGCTTCTGGACCTCGATCTGCCAAGCCCAAAGGTTCGCCGTGTTCGGAACCAGAACAATAGCAGACTTGATCTGGCCGTGACGCTTCCTGTTGGCGGCTAGGTCGAGCGAGACCTTCGTATTGTGCGTTCCGACGTAGTCACGAGTGATGAAATGCCCACCGTCTACCTTGATGCAGGTGGACTCTCCAGGCTCATACTCCTCGACGCCTACGATCTTCCGGTAGTTTGAGTAGCCTGCTTTCTTAATGAATACGGGGACCTTCCACTTGTACCGTGTAGTACGCCTGCGGGTGCCGAACTTGAGGCCCTTAGCTTCGATCTCGCGGAGAGTCATGGTCTGGGGCGAGAGATCTCGCATCCAGACCGTCCACAGATGATCCGGCGAACAGATCGAGTACAGGCCGCCAGTGAACTTGACCTTGCATAGCTCGGTCACGCCTTGCGGGTATACGCCCTCCACGATCTTGGGTTCACCGTCCCAGCCCAGCACGTACTCCCCCACACGCAGATCCTCGATAGGCTTCCACGTCATGTCAGGCAGCAGAACCGGCTCACCGTTCGCCAGGGCTTTGCCAGCGCCAAGCCCAAGCAGGAACATGAACGACTCCTGATGCCACCCAAGAAGCGTGCAGAGAAGCTGGGCGCGCCGAGGTTTGGTGTGAAAGCTGAGGTCAGCGTCGCTGACCATGGCCTGAAGCCTGTCGTCGTCTAGGCCCTTGTACTTGGCAAACGACTGAAGCTCGCGGTTCTTGAACTCGAAGATCTTGCTCTGGCTAATCGGCATCAGATCGCGGCTCGGCTATTAGCGTCGTAGGTCGAATCGTTATCCAGCTTGACGCTGTCTACGACGAACTGACCAGTCGCGTAGTTCTGCGTGATAGCCACACGAAAGCGGTCGGCGTCGGCGCGGTTCTTAGCAACGAAGATCCGCGCACGCTGATCCTCGCGCTCGCTCTTGGTCTGCGATAGCGTCAAGATCGTGTCCGCAGTTGCAACCTTGTCCCATGCTCCGGCAGTGTGCTCCACGTCTACCTCCTCGGCGTTGGCGCCCTCGTGCTTCACCTGCGACACCGTGACAACCGCAATCTTGCGCTCCTGGGCAATACGCCGCAGTGCCTCGGTGTTCTGGATGAGTGCCTGCCACCTGTCCATACCAGAGGGTAGGCGCATGATGTCGCCGTAGTCAACGAGGAGCAGCCTCGGCATGAAATTCGTCCGGTCGGAGAGCACCGTGAGGTAGGCGTCTAGTTGCTGCGGCGTGAGAGTACCTTGCGCGAATTCCTTGATCACGAGGCGGCTCTCGTCGCGCCACTTGCGGACCTCATCAACGACCTTGTCCTGGTTGCCGTACAGCGAGATATTCGACGCGGGCCCAGACGACAACAGGACGCTGCCCACGTCCTCTGGAGACGTGGTCTTGTCGAACTTGCGTAGCTCACCGCCCGTACCCGGTCGCTTCGGGGCGTTCATGAGGCACTGCATGAGACGAGCCGTGACCTCGGTCTCGGTCATCTCCAACGCGATGTACGCGACGGGAACTCCCTGGCGAAGAGCCTGGACGGCGAGGTGGATCAGAAACCACGACTTGCCCCGGCCAGACGCGGCATTGAGGATCATGAGCCTGGACTCCATCGGACCAATGTTCGCCTCGTCCAGAGCCGGGATTCCGATCTTCATGAGGGGAGACTCCTTGCGAGTCAAGAACTCTAGCGTCTTCTCCTCGTCCACGCCGAAGACAACACCAGGATCGAAAGCGTTGACGGTCGTCTGGAGTGCTCTGGTGAATGCTGCCTCAGCCTCGTCTACGCCCTCCTCGTTGTTCTTGCCCAGGCCACGGATCGCGTCAGACGCGGCCTTGCGGAACCGCTGATAGCGCACGAAGGCTCTGGCCTTGTCCAGCACATACTCCACCCCTACGCTACCAAGCTCGCTCTGGATGTAGCTGTAGATGTTGGCGTAAGCCTGGACCATGTTCTCGTCCTGGCGCGCCAGATCCTCCAGCGCAACTCGCGTGGACTTCCCCAGTACGGATCCCCACCGCTGCCGATGCGCGAGGGCCACCTCAGCCACCTCGCGGTAGCCCAGGTCGAGATCCTCGGGCTCAACCATCATGGACAACTCGGCAGCCGCCCTGTCGTCCATGCACAGGAGGCCAACGATCGCATTCTGTACTGCTGACTGTAGCTTCATCGTGGTAGGTCTAGAGTAGCGCGAATCGCAGCTGTCCTGCGGCGGCGTATCCTGGGTACTGGTTGTTGACCGCTCCCTCGAAGTTGGAGATACGGCTCACAAGAGCTTTGACGCTAATCGTTCTCTTCTTAGGAAACGGATCGGCATGGAAGCACGCAAGAAGTATCTTGTAAACGGCTCTCCACCTTTCCTTGTAACTGCGAGGTGCGACATGATGCTCGACATACGACATCAGCCTATGACACGCTCCAGTGTACTCGTCAATATCAGCTTGATTGACGTAAGCCTGGGCCATGCGGGTCGGGTCGATCCACACCATGCCCAAGCCGAGATGCTCCGCTACGGTCTTGCTTGCGACCCATACGATTCGTACTGGATCGACAGTCTCAAGGGTCTCGTCTGCAACCTCGAACTTGCGATGCTGGTTTCTCACCATAACCAGCTGCGCCGAAACTAGCTTGCGCTGTTCCGGCGTCAGGTCCATCAGGCTCCCAAGTAGAGCATCAAACTCGTCGTCGCTCAACCTTCCACCCCAACTACCTTAGCCACGTAGTAGATCATGAACATCAAGACAAGTAAACCTACGGCTGTGTCTGCGGACACAAACGTGCGCTTCTCAGGTTCTAGGGGGATCAGGTTGCGCTTGCCACGCCCGTTTGGGTTCAAATCGATGTCTCTCATTGGTTAGAAGGGTATGCAGCCTGATAAGCCTTGCCGTACGCGACACCCCAGTAGGCACCATGGTCGGTGTCACGTTCTCCGTAAATCGGCCACACAAGGACGTGGGCCCACTCGTGGATCAGAACCCAGATCGCGAAGTCCGTTGGGAGGCCGCTGTTGACGCGGATGACGTAGCGGTACTTCGTGGGCTCATCCTCAAACCCAGGCTCTGGCTTCACCTCCTCGCGCTCACTATCTCCGAACGACTCGTCGTCCATACGCACCCGCCGCACAATGACATCGCAGTCATCGGGCGGCGGGCACAGTCCAGAAAGTCGCTGCTTGGCTCTACGCCACTCTTTGTTATCCCAGGTGACCTTCACTCTACAAAGATAGGACCAGTCTGTATCACGCCTCTAGTCGGGCAGAGAAGTTGGTAGACCTGCTGCGGGCGCTCGGCCCCGTACTGTAGACCGTAAGCCGTGTTGCCTATCAGGGAACCGTTCACGGCTCCGAATGAGAAGCTGCTCGATGCCGTGTGCCAGTGCCCCACGTAAGACATGTCGCAGTCCATCGTCTTCGTGTTCTGCTTGTAGTGGTACTTCCGTAGCCCGGCAAGCACATCACCACCAGAACTGCGGCAATCCTCCCCATGGTGAAAGCGAAGCCTCTTGCCGTAGATGGAGAGGTCTTCATTCTGCCTGGACCTATTCACCAGGAAAGTAGCCTTCGACTTATATCGCCGTGCGAGGCGCACGTACGTCTGGTACTCCAGGGAGAAGTCGCTGTTACGGGAGTAATAACTACGCTGTGTAGTTCTTCCGTGGTTACCGTTACACGTCGGCACCACGACCTCCGGGAACTCCTCGATGAAGATATCCAGGCATCGCTCAAGAAGCTCCTCAGCGAACGCCATCGCTTCCAGCGGAGGCATCGCGGTTGTATGGATAAGCTCCTCGTGGATGTGTCCGGTTATGAAGTCACCCATCATCGCGAAGACAAGGCGCTCCACAGTCCCTGGCGACATGTCCCTAACGGCCAGTACACCACGGATGAAGTTGTTCACGCGCTCCTCAGCGATGTTTGGGTTGTACTCGTTCCCAGGCACCTCCGCCGGATCGACTACCTCTTCAACGTGCCAGTCAGAAGCCAGCACGAGCAGGGTACTCTCGTCGGGCTCGCTAGCGCGAAGCTCCACCGTGTGGCTCTCTTTCAGTCGCTTCGGGATCCCGTCTATCTGCTCGCCAAGATCCTCTGTGGATTCGTACGCAGACAGACGAGTAGAGAGCCTGTCGATGATCCGACGCTGAGAGGATAGTTTGCGACGAAGTTCCCTTACGCTGATCTCGTGCTTTATCGCGTCTTCTTCGCGTTCAAGTCTCTCGCGCAGGACGTCAGCGGAGGGTTCCTCCGCTTCCTCGCAATCAACTTCGCAGATCAGTGATCGCCACACTGTCTTACCGCGACCGTGGCAAGTACGATCGCGGCTGTTTCTCGTACCCCCAGTCTTCTCGATCTCTCCGGCACGAGATGACTGCTGGATGACCGGAGCGAGGACCCTAGGATCGGCGCCTCTCCGCTCCACGTTGATTCCACGACGATCGGCCTCTTCCCAGATCTCATCGGTAGTGAAGTACCGCATGCGTCTGGCTACCGCATGTAGGCAGGCGCGTAGCTCAGCCCTGATCGTTAGGTTGTTATCCATTCCCTGGTGTGGTATGGGGTGTGAGGTGGGCCGTCACCGCCTACCACAACGGTGACGGCCCGTGGACCTAGGTAGCGCCCGGCGCGCATGAAGGCTAACGCGCTGCCTGAGCACCCTCCCGGTCCTGGATTGTACCACACTGGTCCGTGTGGCGGGGAGCCACCTACGGGGGAGGGCGTAGGTGACTCCCCATCGGGGGGATGGCAGCGGATCAGACCAGCTGGAGCATGGCGGCTCGCGCCCGGCTCTTCATCCGGCTGGAGGTGCCGAACAGACGGCTGTTGATCCGCGCATCGGGGGACAGCTTCCGGCGAGCGGCAGGCGTGTGATCCAGGTCGTAGGTCACACCCTGGAGGGCGGCGAAGGCCGTCCCCTGCGTCGAGGCCACGGAGTTGCCATCGGCAGAGGCAAGCTCCAGCCAACGGGCGACATCCTCATCGCACTGCTGCGTCAGCCTGTCCCGGACGGCCTTGGAGGTCTTAGCGCCGCGCAGAGCGTCGGCGTGGACGACCTCCCAGACGGTCCGGAGCGCCTCCTCCATCTCCTTCTTGTTCCAGGACGCACCAGTCAGGTGATACGCCTCGGACTCGAACTTCTTGACGGCCTCGGTAGCGCGACCCAGGACCATCTTGGCGGCCTCGATCTTGGCAGCCACATCACCCGTGTGGGCGAAGCTGACGCCGGTCCCGAGGTCAGCGAGGCTCATGGCCTCGGTGTTGGCGCAGACGACGCGGACGCCCGTGAAGTAGGCGCGGAGCCCGGAGGTGCCACCATGGCCGTTGCTGACCATGATGTAGGGCTTCGTCACGTCGCCGTTGATGTCGATGTCCTTGTCAAGGGCCATCAGGGCGTACACGGTCTTGCCGCTACGCAGCGAGCCACAGGTCTCGACCCGGGCAGCGCCCTCAGCCGTCAGGGCGACGGCGTCAGCGAAATCAGCGAGGTCGCTGTTCTCCAGCGGCTTGTACCGCTCGGCAACCATGCCGAGAAGCTCGCCAGTGTCCTCGCGGAGGTGGGCGTACTGGCCCGGAACCGTGAGTTTCTCGCCGTTAGGACCCGTGTAGAACACGGGCTGCTTGTCGGTGCGCCAGTCCAGGCCGACGAACTCGAAGGCCTCGGAGGCGGACTCCACTTCCTGGGGCAGCCCGATGCCGAGGCCGTGCCACGCACGCTGCCCGTTGTAACGAACTTCCGCGAACTTGTCGGTGGTGTTGATCATGTGAGCCATGGTAGTTTCTCCTTTGTGTAAGGGTGGTAGCTGATGCTTCCTAGTCTAGTACGGGTATCGCTCGGTGTCAAGCAGTATCTTCGAGAGATCTTGGTCGCCGCCGTGTGGCAGCCGCCGTCGAGCGATGTCCAGATCTTAGCACAGATCCTGAGATCTCAAGTAGCTTTTCTGGTTTCTTCTTGGGCATGAACCTAACCCGCTTAGTACAGGCGGGTTAGGTCCAGGCTGTACCCTCTAGCGCCCCCAGGCCTCCCAGGCGCGAGGGGCGCGGCGGGCGTTCTTCTTGACCCCGTAGGCACGGAAGGCCGCCTTGAGCTGCGGGTAGGCATCCTCGTCGGGGTGGAACAGGCGGACAAGCTCCAGGTAGTTCGCAGCGTACAGGCGACCGTGGCGCTCCCACATGGGGCAGAGGCAATGGGCCAGCTCGTGAAGCACCACGAGCGGGGTGATGATGCGGTCCTGGGTGGGAAGGCTGATGGTGTCGAGGAGGGCGCGCGCCCCGTTCAGCTGGGGAACATAGCGCAGCTCGATTCTACGACGGCCCCAGCGGCGCTGGAAGGTGGCCGAGTGGAGCACCTTGTCGAGGAAGCGTGCCGTGTCCAGCGGGGTAGGGGTGACCTCGTGGAAGCCCCAGAGCTGGACGCTAGCGAGGCTGCGCTCAGCGGCGTACAGCCGCTTCTTCTGGAACTCGCGGTCGTAGTAGCGGCGGTACTCACCCTGTTCGTCCAGCGAGGGAGTCACGTGACGCCAGCGCGCCACCAGGGAGGTGTGGGTGTCGCCACAGAGGGAGAGGGGCTGGCTGCCCTCGTTAGGGACCCAGCACTTACGGTTGATCAGGCTGTGTCCGACGGTGTAGCCACGTTGCCGACCGTGGCCGTCGTAGAGGGGCAGAATCGTGGAGATGCGGGCGTTCTTGAAGGTGACGGGCATCGTGGTGCTCCTGTGGATGCAGGTGGTAGTGGTGCCGCCACCCTGCGTGGCGACATGGGCAGATCTTAGCACAGATCCTGAGATCTCCAGTAGCTTTCCGGTTTTCCGTATACCAGCCGTCGTAAGTCACGGGATCACGGTGAGTTACGAGCACAAAGAAACTCTTGGGGGTTGTAGCGTACCAGCTAGCCGACTAGACTGTATAGTAGGAGCGGTCTCATCGTGTCCGGGAAAGAGCGAACCCCTGGATCGAGACCTCTTCACAATCTGGAATCGCCTGTCCAGCAGCTGCGCTGCCGACCTCGCTAGGGTTGGAAGCTGGGAGCAGGTAAAGCGCGTGGCCTCGGCGTTGCACAGCGTGTCTCAGTCGAGTAAGGTTCGCATCAGGCACTCCCTACGGCTGAAATCAACGGGAGTAAACCAGTCTCACTACCTCGGCCCCGGTAGTGAGCCGAGAGGGTCAAGCCTCTCGCACTCCATGTGAACACGGTAGTGCAGGTCCCGCCTGAGCCCTGGTAATGGTGAAAGTGTTCTCCCTGGCCTGTTCTGGGGGCCTCCGTACCCACACTCCATGTAACAGGCTGTACGTGAGGACGTCTGCGGGTCAAGCTAGTTCCGGGCAGGCCTTCCACGTTATCCTTGGTGTTAGTGAAGTACACGACGAGGAGGCGGCGAAGCCGCCGACGAGGAAGTGTACGAGCTAACACCAAGGGGGTGGCCTCTACGTAAGTGAGGGGAGGCGTCAGCCTCCCCGAAACGCAGCGTAGAGGACACCCTTGGTGACAGGAGTATGTCATTGGTCTTTAGGCTCAAAGGAGTCAATTGAATCCTTTGACTCAATTGAACCAATTGAGTCAATTGAGTCCTAGGAATACAGGGCTGAAGGGCCGGTTGAGGTGTAGTTGCTGTAAGTACTTCTACAGTAAGCACTTACATGAACTATATTACAGCCTGCGTGCAACATTGATGGGGTGAGGCCACGGAGACAAGACCCCGGATGGGCCGGGGCCGAAGGCCCCGGCCAACCCGAGGCCTTGTCTCGCTGGCAGAAGAGCGCGCTGCGCGCGCTCTCCAGCCAGAGGGCCAAAACATCGAGGTTGTAACGTACTAGCTGTACACGACTTATGTCTGCTGTAGAATCGGGCGGGTTCTATCTTGACTTGCTGTTCTGCCCCAGTATCTCGGCCTACAGCCTGCCCGTAGCTAGGCTACAGCCTGCCAGTAGCTAGCCCACAGCCTGCCCGTATCTCGGCCTACAGCCTGCCCGTAGCTAGCCTACAGCCTGCCCGTAGCTGGCTTACAGCCTGCCCCGTAACCCGGTCTAAGTATGCGTGACTCCCGCAATATACTCGTGAGTATAAAGCTGTAACCCGGTCTACGTAGGCGTGACTCCCGCAATATACTCGTGAGTATACAGAATGACACCGCCCCGGGTGTTGGAACAGGGCGGTGTCTCGGGGCTCTGGTCTTATATCTCTACCTGTGCGTCACCATGGGCTGATCTCCTTCGCGCTGAGGGACGCGGAGGTGATGGTGAGCAGGTTGTCAGCCGAGTCGCTCTCAACCTGAGCTACCAGCCTGTACTCATCGTCTTCCTGGGCGGCAGCATCCTGCACGCATATCGTTGCAGAGGCGTGAAACAGGTTTGTGTCTGAGTACGTTGATCCTCCAGCAAAGCCACCGTCCATGTCTACCCAGCTACCCGTACCACCTGCATCTTTCTGTGCCTTTACAGTATATGTGTTGAGGTTGCCTGATGCTGTCTGCTGTACGTGTACACACCAAATAAGCTCCAGGGAACCATATACAGTGCGAGATAGCGATAACACACCATCAGTTGTGCTCCACGTGAATGCACCGAATGTGCTGGCCGTGGAGTAGGGGTCCGCCGGTTCCCAGTCGTCTACAGCTGCATAGCTTGTTGTAAGATCTTGCGTGTTGGACTTGTAAGAGTACAAGTTTGACTTGCTGACCCAAGTTGATGCTGGGGAGGGGCCTTGCGGGGTGAAGAAGAAAGTCTGTTCAGATCCGGCGATCTGCGTCATCCGGTCTGCTACTTTGGGATACTCGTAAGTCCATCCGAATACGGAGTTGTATGTTGCGATGTACCCAGGGTAGTCAGCAAACGTCCCTGCAGCTCCAGTACTAGCAATGTGAACGCTATAACCGTTCACCGGATCGGTAGGCTGTGATGTCGCGTTATAGGCGTTCACTAGGAAGTGTCTTGCTTGTGCCATACTATTCCGTCCTTGCCTTAGCTATTTACTGTGGGGTGTACTCCAGACGGGCAAATACCTTTGAAGATGGAGTGCTGATTTCTGGGTACGACAAAACGATATTCGTGTTAGTCACGAACGCTGCCGTAACGAATTCGCTTCCACCAAGTTTAAGCACGCCGCCCAAAGCGAAGTGAATTGTGCCACGAGCAAAGGTTGCGTCGATGCTGCGCGGGTAACTTGAGCTAATTGAGAGCCCATGAGGTATGTAGTGATCTGGTGGGTTGATCACGTTTACTCTAAGCTGCAGTGTAGAAATAGCGTCAAGGTATGATGCCGTCGTAGGTGTGAGCGTCCCTGAGGCCCAATACAGGCCTACCTCAGAACCTCCTGGAGCGTAGGCACTAAGTCCCTTGAAGGATATAAGTGCAGCGGTTAGTTCTAGCGCATTCGTATCAAGGGGTAGGGTGTCGGTTTCGGATAAAGCCGATGTGTTTAGGACAGTTAGCGAGATGTCGAAAGCTATGTCAAGTGTGCCGCTTTGATCATTACCCGGGTTAAAGAAGGTGTTACGAAGCGACTGGTTGTCAAATATCAGGAAGAATTCCTCAGTAGTTGTGTCCCATATCGCGTGTCTGACGCCTAGGATGTCGTAACCATACGTACCGGGCGCTGCCGTGACAACTTTTAGGTTCCCGTCGGTGGTTACTGTATCGCTATCACGAATCGCGAATTTGGTGCCGGTGGTCGTCTCAAGTGTCCCCTCCTCGAAGCACTTCGCGTATACCGGTGCCGCAGTTGACCCCACATACTGGTACTTACCCGTGAAGTGTGGCGTAGCTGTCGTAACGGGTGTAGTCGGGTAGAACGCCTGCGCGACGGAGTCGTACACAAGTGTCTTGCCAGCGAACTCAGCCGGATACGTACTAAAAAGGCCCTCTGGAACGGTCTCATTTCCAAGACATACGGTTAGCCCGTGGGTAACGTCTGCTACGATGACCCAGGTTGAGCCGACATACACGACTACTTTTAGCGCGTATCCTCCGGACGCCCAGACTCCCGTAGGTGGCGATCCGACAAGGTACTTGTCACCCTCTGATGGCGAAGAGGGCGGGTCTGTTGTCCCAAAGCCCTTCAGTACAGGATCGTCCAGCCAGTACTGTACAGCCTTGTTTAGCCGGTACTCTGCGACTGACATATACCCGGAAGAACTGGCAGACGCAGCTGATTGTGAGATAGTAAGGTTATCGCTAGTTATGCTAGTGGTTATGCCTGATGCACCGCTTCCACGTATGTTGAAAGTATCCTCACCAACGGCATTGAACGTGCTACCTGCGTCGGCTGTGACCGTTTTGATGGCATTGTCAACGGCCCCGCTGCCACCGGATGCGCTGGTGATGCTCTTCCAGGTACGCTGCTTGGCGTAGAAGTTCTTACACTGGTACACGTCTCCGTCGCTTGTGTTAGGCACCATGTACCAGAACGTACCCGTATCACACAGTCCGAGGTCGTTATTGGAGAACTTCAGCGATCCACCCCTACGTGGTGTGGCTGTCTCATCCCACCCAAGGGCACTCAGGCTTGCCTGACTAATTGGGGAACCGTCATATGAATTGAAGTTTGCACGAGATGGCATCACGGTGATGTTCCAGTTATCACCACTGGTATTGCTTGCGGTTAGAACAGTCAAGGTCCAACCGAGAGTACCTGTGAGATACGCAGTCGCATCCGACCTAGCATAAGATATTATGTCACCGACACCTACAGTAGCCCCAGAGTCCACGGTTATGTTCCAGCTAACGCCGTCACCGTCAGCTGTCATGGCACTAATGGCGTAGTTAGCACCGTCAGCCGGAGTGTTCCCAGCGTTGACGGTGACAACTGCATCCCTGGTCCAGCGCCCGCTGATGGTTCCAGTTGTGGTTGGGGCCGTGGCACTCGGGGCGTGCGCGGTCGTTGCTACGTTCACAACTGTCGGTTGTGACGTTGCTGCCTGATCCTTTGGCGTAAGGAAAAGCCAGTCCTCGTAGCCCTGGGTAGCACCATTGAACGTCTTTGCCGTCTTGTATGTAAGCGTCATACCACGGCTTGGCGAGCCTATCTCGTTTACATTCGAGTAGTGCGTATCCCCGTCGCCATCTACCGCGACCAGCGTACCGTCGGCCTTTACGTTGAGGACTGGGTTGTAGCAGATGTCGGTCTCCCGTGCATCCTGCGCCATCGTTACGGTCCACCCGTCTTGTGGAGTGAAGCACAGCCACTCTGCACCCGTGTAGATCATGAGATCGCCGGGGAGCGGCAGGTAATTGTCAGCTGCACGCCAGTCGGAGGGTAGACATGTTGCCAAGTCTATACCATTAGCGGCAACAGCATTGGCGAGCGGGTTGCCTGAGGCATCAAGTGGAGTACCAGCAGCCCCCGAGATAAGCGAACCGGGGGCATCGTTCCTAAACCTGATCTCCGTTGCCCAGTTAGCTACGATATACGCATCGCCTTCCGCAGGCGTGACCGCAGTCGCACCATCTGACGTGTCGTAGGTCAGCACCTTGTCTGCGGCATTAGAGGTAGATATACCAGGGATGTTGTAGTTCAGCACAATCCCCTTCACGGGGTTCGCGCCCGAGAGAACCTCCATCAGAAGGTAGTTCTCGTTAGCAATCAGTGCTTGCCCGGTGGAGCCCTCTGTGTGCCTAGTCAGGAATTTGGACATGATACTTCTCTATCGAATCAGGTTACGATTAGGCCGCAGGATGCCCCATAGTTCTGCTCTGTCTCGCGTAGCATGAGGCTGAATTCCTGGCTGACTCCCTTTACTATAATCGAAATGACGTGTTTTATGGCAATCGTGCCATCTGTAGATGACTCACCGACACCACGGGCCTCTACTTGAAGGCCAGTTTCAGACCCAGAAGTGATGCTTACTGTTGGGTTGGCGTACGTGCCGGTTATCCGGAAAATGGCTATAGGAGCATTTGCAGAGTCGCGCAGTACTCCGGTGACACCTGGGAAACTATCCAACTGGTTCAGCACGAAGGATGGGGGCCAACAACCTATCTCCAGTCCTCCGCCTGAAGACCTCAGTGTCAGGGCGATAGTGGCAGAGCAGCCATATTCCGCCCCGTATTGGAAGTATTTGGCTGGCCTGACCAGTACAGGCGGTCTCCGCGTGAAGGTGGAGTCGTAATAGATTCGGGTAGGTAACGTATCACCACCGACTGTTATCGCTACACCCTCATTGTAGTATGGGAAATCGACAAGTCCACCTTGACCGCCAGTAGCTGACTCAAACCGGAGTTCTTCCGACGGTACGCTTTGCGGGACGGTAAACATAACCCTTTGTCCAGCATCGATATAGGCACGTGGTATCGTGCTTAGCGGATTGATGAATAGTGGCTCTGTCGTATAGTCGATTATGTCTCCGTCCGACGTATACACCAGCGTAGTTGGCGCGTTCGTGTTGCCGATACCGCGCTGCAGTCCGCTCAGAGTTACTTGACTGCCAGATATCTCCCACTTTGACCAGCTTATGATTTCCGTACCTATGACCAGATACCTTTGATGAAGGGAGGCTTCGGCGGCAGATGGGGCACTGTTATCATACGCCGGGCCATCATACAAATCGCGGAACGAGCCGGTCGGATCCTCGATTGTGATGCTCTCATGCCTGCTAAGGTAGTTTGTCGGCGCAGACACTGCGGCGTAGTCGGTCGGGTCAAGTCCTAGTTTTTGTGCTAGGTCTGCACTAGCACTTCCGTAGAGGTTAGCTGCCACTATCTCGTAGCTAAGATCTAGTCCCAGTATGGAATTCTCAATTACTGATGAGGCTACTATAGCTCGTTCTTGGTCGTCGTCTGTCTCAAGCAGTTGTTGGTTGGGGCTTATTCCACCTGGGTTTAGCCACGCCACGGTGGCCTGCGGCACATTCGTGTCATGAATTTCCGTGGAGTTAGTGCTACCGCTTACGTAACCAACGTTAATCCACGAAGCTAACACTGGGTGTGGGGTATAGGCCTGATCTGTTGGTGGCTGCCCGCCGCCAGAATCACCCTGACCACCGAATGTACCCGACGCCCCTTCCTCCGGTATTAGATCGATCGGTAGGGCCTTAGCACTCGGGTTAACCTTCGTCGCCCTGGCTACGGGGTAGAAGTTAGCACCACGTTCAATCTCTGTAATCCTACCCACCACCTCGAAGCTAGAGTCGTCAGCATCTACCACGGTGCTGAAGCAGTCGCTGTCACGGATGTCAAGTCGCGTTGGAGGTATGTTAAGTGAGTACTGCTCAAGCTCCAGTTGTCTGTCTACAAGCTCTTGTAGCGCGGCGAGGTTTGCGCGCCGACGGGTCATGGCAAACGGGTACTGTAGCTTCTCTGTCTTTGTCCTGTCGAATACAGTACCAGACCCGTCAGATGTGACCGTGACGGCGTTGATGATGAGTCCAGCGCCATCTTCCATGAACTTGACCTGAACTACTTTTGGGGCAGCGGACGTCGGTAGAACGGTTACGTTTATGGGCTCTACACGTTCGTTTGAGTCGTTAGCCCCAAGCTCGCCGTATTCTAGTGCGTAAGTTGGTGCGTCTTCTCGCATTGAGAAGTGGAGTTTGCCGTCAACTTCGCGAGCATCAATGCGATACACTTCCATCAATGCCTGGATAGTCTCGATGGAGCCTACGGGCTCCACGACGGCAAGCCCCTCTAGCTCGCCGGTAACCTCTGACACGTCATACTGCCAGGGTTTGATGCCGTGTCGCTCCAGCAGGGCTCCGATGGCTGTTGCCAGATCCAGGTCTTCTCGCTCCACGACAACGGCCTCCATGTTCGGTATCCTGTCGCCAAAGTTGACGAGGTCCATATCCTTGAACACAACCCAGGCTCGACCAACGCGGTTTGGCACCCAGGATGAGATGTTCGGATTAGTAGACCCAGACGCAGACGGCTGCCCAAATAGCTCAGCTAGAACTGCTCCTACGGGCGTGCTCGGGTTACGTACATCAGAGGTAGGAGTAGTATCAGACCCAGAAATCTGATACATGGCGGCAAAAGGCTGCGTACCGCTTGTCCCGAGCGTCGTAGATAGTGTGCCTTCCATACCCTTTTTGACGGTAGACGCTCCCGATGGGTACGACGTATGCTGTACTACGCCGAATGCTAGGGGGTAGTGTTCCGCATAGTTACTTGGGACTACACCCTGCGGGAACCTAGCTACGAACTCAGCAAGGTCATTGCTATGATGGGTTACTCCATCATCATCTAGATCGTAGTCTGATGAGTCGAGATATGCCGGGTTAGTGGTTGACGGGGGTGGTGTGAAGACAGGTAAATAGTAACTAATACCAGACTCTTTTATTAGAACATTGTGGAACCCTGTGTTATCGTAATTTTGATTTAGCTGAATACCCTTACCCGTTTTTATATTACCGTAGGGATCGAAGTAACTAGCAGTTACTGTTCTATTCAATGGAATGCCTGGAACTACAAGTGCATCTACTGCACGAAAGTCCCCCGTGGTGCCACCGTAGTAGCCTAGTGTTGAGTTACCAGCGGATATTACTATGTCACGGCCAAATCCCGGATATACAGATGTTTGGCCGTCTGATGCGGTGCAACAAAACAGTGATTTACTTGTAATGTCTGTCGCTAGTATCGGGACACCGCTTGGCCTAGTGCATCTAATGCCGCGCTTTTTAATGTCATATTTCCAATCACCGTAGTCGTCTTGGTTACCACGCACGTTACGGTGAGGGTATAGTTCTAGCGAAGCAACTTCCCACCCCGTCATGTCTGCTACGCTTGAGAAAACTGTCAATGGCAACGTCCCGACTACCGATGTATTGAAACCATCAGACACATATGCGACGCGGTACGTAAGCCGATACCCCGGCGCGTCTTGGTCATGCCCTTGCGTAGATAAATTCGTATCGTCGTCGTAAAAGTCGGCGGATGAACCGGACGGCACGCGCTGGTCAACGCTTCTTCCAAAGAATTGCCCGTCTATGTTCGGATCGAATGTTATGCTAGTTACGCCGGATGGATCCGCAGAGCTAGGTGTGTATGTTGCTACTGGTACGCCGGAAAATGTGACCTCCTCGCCAACCGGCAGAAGGCTGCTGAGGGAAGGTCCCCAGGGCGGTGATACAATTACAATCGGGCGCTGTATTGTGGGCCATGGATATGCCAACTCGTCTTGAGACACGGAAGCATCATATCTAGTCTTATACCTTTGTATATTCGTCCCTAAAATACTGCTTGTGTAGGAATCAATGTCATTACGATTCGACCCGGCCTCTACTTGTCTCGGGCACGATAGGAAGTACAGGTCTGGACCAGAATACGTGACTTCTCCCGACTGTAGGTAGATCGGCTGCCCTTCCGCGTATACAGCCTCAATGAACCCGGTCTCGTCATACCCAGTAGTTGATGACTTTACTACTCGCGTTTTTACGGGACCATTGGATACGTCTACGGCGAAGTTGATGTTATGCTTATCTGGATCACCAGACTGGAGCCTCCATCCGTTCTGCGACGCTATCAGGCGCATCGGGACGCGGGCTCGACCAAGCACGTATGTCAGGCCCTGCCCCTCTGCGGAGGCACTGGTCTTGATTTGCTTGCCACGCTCAGTATCCCCGGCGATTGGATCTTCAGTGCGATCCTTAAAGAAGGCCTGGGCTAGGGCTGCATCAGCTACAGCAGCCAATATACCACCGATAATGATTGCTGTAGTGCTTGTAATCGCACCACCAGCAACTGCGGCAGCGAAGATGAGTGATACCATACTACTTAGCCCTCCAATACCCTATCAGAGACAGACCCCGTAAGAACAAGTCGGTAAGGGTATCCTCACTTATCTTCCTACTCCCCATATCCGCGTGTATTACCCTGTCCGGGCTTACAGAGGAGACAACAGCTAGATGCAGTTCCGATAGACCGTTTCTGCCAAGCATGTTGTTGTTAAAGGCAGCTACGCATCCTGGCTTCGGGCGACTCACTCGGTCAGCATACTTCGTGATCTCAAGTATCTGGCGCTTGTGACCAAGGCTGTACACGTCGTCTACTTCGGGCAGTCGGTCTTGTAGGTGTGGATGGCAGTGCCAGATGAGGCCATAGCAGCAGAGTCCCTTACGTTTGTCCGTTGACGTAAGGGCGGCGCGGGTTCCGATGAGATCCCTGGCGATCCTGAGTGCTTGCTTGCCGTAATCCATCAGTTCACGGCGGACACTTTAAGGGCCGGTGCGGTTCCGGGGATGATTGGGTCGCCCTTGAACTGGTGCGTGTTCTGGAACCTGTTGTAGCAGTGACCGTCTGACGACGTATTGCCTAGACGCTTATTGCAGCCAAGCCGTAGCTGAACGCGCTCGCCCCCCACTATAGGTGCGCGCATTGGGTTCAGCAGCTTTACGGCGAAATCTCCGGCACCAATGTCTGTGTATGTTCCTGGTTCGCCAGGATTGCCATGCTCTCGGATGTACCCGGATGCTCCGACGTTAGCTCCATCCATGAAATAGAGTGTCCCGTTAGCGAAGTCTGACACAACAGTTGTCAGCACGTTGCCATCAGCATCGTTAAGTGTTGCCCCGTCAACGATCACATACGCTCGGCCAAAATACCCATCCGCCCTAGCAGCCGTGAATTCACCTGGAATAGACGCTGGACTTACGACTGTCCCGTAGACGGTGGCTGGATGCCTTGCCAGATTAACCGTACACATGTAGGGATTGCCAGTATCGTACCCAGCCCCTAGGACATGAACACAGGTTGGCGATAGCGTTTGACCAACCTCGGTTCTGGTAGTTTCGTGAAGACCGACAAGCGTAGCCTTCCAGCCAAGCTCACCATATGAACTCGGCCTTAGCAGATACCTTCTCGACTCAAGGATACCGGCGTATGGCCTATCAGCATCGAAGATGCTTACGACTACGGTAGCGTCATCGTATTTGCCTTGCTGAAGGTCTGTGTAGCTGATAAACGCGCTATTGACGATGCTCTGCACCTCAACGTCTGAGTTACCCATACCCTCTTCGCGTCGCACTGCTGACGTAGCCCCGCCGAAGGCTGCACGATACCTGTATCCGTCAGGCAACGTCACGTCGGAGGAGTGGTTGCATATAGCGATGATCACGCCATCGCGGCGCTCAACCCTCCAGGCTGTGCTATAAGTGACCGCTCTGCGGGTCACCACGTCTACGACGCTACGAGCAATACGGTCAGCCATCAGTCCAGGTTTCCGACCTTGTCCAGATACAGGTTACGCATAAGGGAGACCACGTTATCGTATCCGTCAGCCCCGTATAGGTTCGTAGTCTCACGAGGGTCGTCGTTGAGGTTGTAGAGGAACCAGCCCGTATTGTCCGGATCAAAGATCCAGGACTCCTCGCGGGATAGCTTGAAGTTAACCTCCCAGTTCCCAGCCGTACTTATCTCTGTCCAACTTGTGGCCGTGAATCCAGCTGCCGTTACTGGTGTTGTCAGAGCGGCATCTCTCCACAGGTCGAGTATTGCGCCAGTTGTATCATCGGCCTCCGCAATAAGACGGACGTAGATGACGCCGTAAGTGCTGACGATGTCCCAAACCGTATCACCGTCAATCGGTTCCGGCACGGGCGCTACGGCACGTGCGGGTTCTCCGTCTTCGACAGGCCCAACGTCTATTGTTGGTTCGGATAGCTGGAACTGCATTGTTCCACCAGCGATCCTATAGTACTTGACGCCCTGTAGTGGACTGCCGTTGTTATCCACTCCACCGAAGTATGCATCAGTTAGGGTCTCGTTGTACCTACGCATCAACTTGTAATTTGATGCTACATCAATGACGCATCTCTCGATACGACGCAGGTTTCCTTCAGAACCTCCAGATGGAATAAAGATCTGATGAAGAGTAGAGGTCTTTGGGACGAAGGATGGGTCAGCTAGCGATGGCGCGAAGCTCACCGAATCCTGTGCGTAGTACTTCCCCTCGGGAGAGAGTGCGACGTCGTATGACCCCGGGTCTATGATGTCCAGCACGAACTTGTAGAAGTCACATGCATCGATGAACGCGGTAGCGTCGTTGCCGCCCTCGTGCAGGTTGTAACCCCAGACACTCAGGTGCGTCAGAATGCCGTCGTCGTTGACTTGGTTCTTGGAGTGATCGGGGTTGTGATAGGTTATGTCCGGGCTATCGACGCCTGAAGTCCACCCAAAGAACTGATCCGTAAGCGCGTCGCGCCCACCGACGCAGGGCGGCAAGGCGCTGTAGTTGTCCCAGACAGCCGTGTCCCCTTCCGAATCTCGCAAGGTAGTCCACCTCGCTGGCACAAGATCCCCACGGGTGCGGAGCGATGGGCCTCCACCACCTGTGATAGAGATCGAAGTTCCGCTGTTGTCGTAATGGGATGCCCAGGAATCGGCGCGTGGAGATGCGTCTGACTCTGTCGGCCCGTTATCGGCGTGGATTACCCACAGCGTGTTGGCGTGAACCTCTGGGTAGTTCAGCTGAAGCCAGTCATCGAGCATTTGGCAGCCGCGATCGATGGACTCCATGTTCGCGATCATCCGCCTGTAGGCGACGCTGATCTGCCCAAGCGGACCATATGGGCTGCTGTTGTCCCAGTTGCCGTCAGCGTCGTATCCTGGCCCGAAGTTCTGAGGTTCGGTGCTGGCTGTGTTACCGCTTACGGTGTATCGCTTATCCCTGTTGTACAGGTTACTGATACGTATCCGCCCGTCGAGTGAAGCTGTAGCGTAGATGCCCTGTTGGATCAGGGGATGCTGCGGATCGCTGACGTCGATACCATCGACCACCTCGTCCTTGAAGGTACGTAGATACCTACGGCACATTGCCTGAACTTCTGCCGCGCTGAACGTGCGCCCAGTCACGCTGTCAGCTTCACGGTGCATACCAGTCGCGACAGACTGCTCTGGCGTTACGCCACCCGAGTGTTGAGCGTCAGTGAAGAAGTACGTCGTCCCGTCAGCGGCTACACCACAACGGCTCCAGTTGGGGCCTATGTTTGACTCGATAGCTGGCAGGGTGCCGTGTGGTGCGTGAGTCCACCACTCGATGAAGAACGGCTTGTTGCGGCTGGCGCAGGCGTCGATGCACTCCTTGATCTTGGTAAGCTCGTAGGTGAAGTAGTATGGATCCTCACCGTAGTCGGTACTCGTGCTGGTCTCCGTGCCGTGTACTGTTATGCTGCTTGTCAGTATGTCCGGACGTTCTGTTAGCGTTCCTCCCGTAGCCAGGATGAGCGATGCCCCACCTTGCCCAGGGTCACGCTGCTGGGTAAAGCCTGCGCGACGCATACCGCCAAGCTCGTTGCCGCCGTATAGCTCACCACTCTCCACATCGTCACCAACAATGTGGAATACGACTGTGATGGATGCACCATCACGTGGCGTTTCTAGCAAGCCCTGATATAGCGTGATCTGCGTAGGTGAGGCCCCACTATCCTCCCAGACGATTAGCTCGCCATTGACGCCTGACACGCGGATACGGTCACCTTTCTTGAACTGGCCGCTACCTCCTGCGATTGGCAGTACCTTCGATCCAAGCCGCGCCGTACCGTTTACCGACCAGCCTGTAGCGGCAGTGGCGGTGTCACTGTAGATGTGGTGTACGGAGAAGGTGCGGGCGTCGCGAGTTGTGGTGTCAGCTCCATCTCCACTCCACGTTCCACGGTAGCCCTTGTAAGGCTCTGTCTCCGCGCCATCGGGCTTGGCGAGTTCTAGCTTGTATGACTCGTCAAACCCAAAGTCGGTAATGACCTGCTTGAAGTTGGTGCGGATCTCGTCTGCCTTTGTGAAGTCGGCTACACCAAACCCGTCTACAGAGACATAGTCACTGTCGTCATCGCGAATCTCGTGCTCAGTAGCGTGGATCTTTCCGATGTGGAAGAAGTAGTGCGGTGCCCCAGCGTTCCTGGCAACAACAGGGAATGGGTTTTGGTCGCGTGTTATACCCTTAATCGTCCTGAACTCTGGCGTAACGCCTCCCTGCTGAGGGATGTTGCCCACACGACTTCCCCATGGGTGCGTTTGCGAGACATGCGGCTGCCTGCCGGTGGCGAGGCACTGCCGTGTCGGCGTACAGCGCGCAGACACGCGGGCGTTCACGAACCGCGTACCGGCCTCAGTACCTTGATCAGAAACGGTTCCACAACGGTCCTGAGTCCACGGCATCTGCGGATACAGGTGGTAGTAACCTGCGGGCCAGGAGTTCAGATCGTAATAGGTGGGAAGTTGGTGCCTGCCGCAGTCATCATAGTTAATCATGATGACGTTCAGCGGTTGGCGTCGAGTTACGGAAGTCGTGGATGGAACTACGATCTCCCAGGACCCCGTGCCTCCGTTGTAGTCAGTCAGGTAGACCTCGATGTTGTCTACTGACCCGGCAGATGTGATTGTCTGTAGTGTTGAGCCCGACTCGTCCTTGATAACTACTGTGGTTGCGTTAGCCGGGCTGCGGAGAATTCGGATGAGCCTGCCAACTAGGGACTGTCTTACCGCTGGTAGGGTAATGGTGAGCGTTGATACGGACGACCCCTCACGCACAACCAGGATCGTCGTGTTGCCAGCAACGGTGATGGCCGAAGATGCCAGCGTAGGGCTCTCTGACTGAGAGTTCCCGTAGAGTAGTCTCTGTGAAAGGCTCATGTGTCAGGACACCGTCGTGAAGGACTCGTAGCTTCCAGACACATAGTCGCGGACGATGTGGATCCTGGCAGTCTCGCCAGACGCGACAGAAGTTGGCGATCCATCGACGTAACTCGTGCGTACGCTGAGTGTGCCCTCGCCAGCGTTGTGCAACACCAGAATGCCTTCACCGGCTGGCTCTTTGGATAGCGATAGAACCACGACCGTTATAGTGCTGCCGCTTGACGGGCGGAATACCTGGAACCTTCCGTTTGCCGAAGATGTAGTCAGCAGCGTGTTTGCCGATACACCAAAGTCGCGAGAACCACCAGCATAAGCGGCAGAAGGCGTTTCAAACTCAGCCCGGATCTCGTAGATCTCAACCGACGGAACGGAGTTAGCGTTGAAATCCTGGGCGCTCAGTGATAGGCCCTGGTTATCAATATTGGCCGAGAAGTGACACGGGACGTCGAACTGGCCCCTCCACTTGGCGTTCAGTATGCTATCCTCATTCCAGCCGTTCGGAGTGCCGACGATTCCAGTAGTCGTATCGATACCGCTGTGGGTGAGGCCAGAGATGACGGCGCCGGATCTTGGCTTGTTGATAACACGGTATTCCTCAACACCGGCATCGTCATACAGTTTACACAGCTGTGCCGCGTAGTATAGCCCGCCGGATAGCGAGTCCTCGACTGGCAGAAGACGGCCCTTGGTGTGAGTTAGCTGGTCCGTAGAATCGGTGTAGTCACCCGGGTTATGGGTAGTCCCGGTGGGATTGGTGTGGTAATCCCACCAGTCCTTGAACCGAAAACCAAACGTAGCACCGCGCCTCGCCCTCCAGAATCTCTCTAGCTCAGCTACGTCTTCCTGGAAATCAAGCCCGCGAGACACGTCAAACGACAACAGAGGCTGGCTCCATCCAGCGATTCGCGTAGATGCACCGTTATCGTGCGTAAATACGCGAGTATTAAACCGGCTGATGCGCTCTGAGCCCGCTGCTATCTTCTCGGGGAAGGTTGCTGATTCGTGGAAACTCATCCTTGACCGACGTTGTTAGCTCGCGATACAGACTTGCGTAGCTGGGACTGAACCTGACGCTCAGACCTTCGGAAGCTATCTGCATCCTTGGTTTGAATGTTGATGGTCTGATTTACTACAGTGCCACCATTATAACCGGAAGTTGAACCCCCGTGTGGCTCCATTTGCCTGCCATTGGCAAGGATGGCCCCGCTCGCGAACTTCCTTGTATTTCTACTAGACATGCCAGCCAGATCGGCCACAAGGTTTCCGCTCGTGTCTCTCGTCAGCGGTATTTGCCTACCGTCGGCGGTCCCCATGGTGAACGACCCGCCACGACGGCTTACAGGCACAATGGCTTCCGGACCAGCCTCACCGGCCAGCCCTAATGGGAATGCCACGGGCCCATTGGTGAGCATGTCACCGAACCTGCCGCGCAGGCCTCCTCCCGGAACACCTCCCTTCGCAAACGCCTTAACCACACCGCTCGCGCCGAAGATGTTTCCCTTGGCGCTGATCACCGCCGAAGCAGCTGCCGCTTTCATCGCGGCGGCCAGCGTCACCGCCGCAGCTGCTGCCTGCTGACTAGCCTGAGCCTCTGCCTGCTCAATAAATGCAGCTTTGGTTTCTTCAGTTGATTCAGCCTGCTGGGCCACAGTGCCGAGTAGGGCCGCAGCCTCTTGACCTGACGTAGCTACACTGGCTGCGGTCGCTGCGGTAGCCATGTCAGCGACTTGCGTAGCGCCATTGGCGGCAGCCGCATTCATGGCCTCGATGCCGCTTGTATCAATGGCGCCTGCTGCTGCCCCTGGCAGGGTTTCGCCTATTACCGCATCAACTGATGGGGTGGCGGGCGGTAGCGGCGGGCCGTATACCCCCGGTAGCGGCGGGCCGTATACCCCAGCGCCAGGAGCACCAACCGCACCAGCAGCACCAACCGCACCAGGAGCACCAGCGGCAAGCCCAGCACCAGCCAGCGTGACGTTAGTCGCCGTGATCGTCACTTGGTTTGCAATCATGCCCTCGAAAAGGCCCGCCAGGGCGTTGTCCAGGATGTTCTCGATAGGCCTGATTGCGATCTCAGTGACGATCTTCTCGGACGCGGCCAGCATCACGTCACCGATGACCTCCCTGAACTTCTTGCCCTCCTCAATACCGCTGCGGATTGCCCCGGTGATTGCAGAGCCGAACCCGCTTGCCGCGCTCTGCGCCGCTTCAATCACAGCCAGATCTTCCTGCAGCTTGCCCTTGAGTTCGATTTGTTCGATCTCTTGCAGACTGGCGCCTAGCCGAATGGCATCCTCCACGGCTCGGGCTGTTGCTACACGGATGCCAGCTATTGCTTCTTTTATGCCCTTGAATGGACCAATATCAAACGCAAAGGCTTTCGAGATCTTTATGTCTTCTTGTGACATACCAAGCTCGCGCATCTGACGAACCGTGTCCTCGACCTCCCGTGCATAGCGAGCCTGCTCGTCAGCCATCTGGCCTAGGCTTGGCACGTAGGACGACGCAGCTTCCATCGAGCGCTTGGCATCCTCTGCCCCACGGCTTAGGGTACGAATCAGGTCTTCGGCAGCCCTGTCTCTCCGCGTCTGTAGTAGAACCTCGCGAGCCTCCTTTAGCTTTTCCTTCAGGCTATCAAAGTTGGCAAGTTGCTCGGGGGTCGCACCAATTTGGTTCAACTCGCGGCTGATGTCTTCTACTTCGCGACTTGTCGTAGCTGACAGTTGCTCTATCTCGGCCCTCGCTGGATCGAATACACCGACCGTCTCTCTACGCAAGTCTTCATACTGTCGAGTAAGCCTCCTTAGAATATCATCTACCTTCTCAGCCTCTTCTGGGGCGAGCCCGAGGCTTGTCCCGCCGAAGTCCTCTGCGGCGTCAGATGCGTCTTGCACCAGCTGAACATAGTCGGTTACAGCCTTTGCAGAGCCGTTTACAGCCTCGACATAGTTGGTTACACCCTGGGCAGCGTCGTTTACAGGCTTGCTCGATTCAAAAGCGGCTATAGCCAGTTCACGGACACCGTCGATAAAGCCGTCTAGCAGCTTGTCTGTAGAGGACTCAGTTGCACCAAGCGAGGTCAATACAGAATTAATCGCTTTGCGTACTGCCTCACCAGTCTTCTCAAATCTGCTGTTGTACTGGTCGAACGCCTCTCCGGAGGCAGCCTTCTTAAGATCCTCTATACGCTTGTCTGCCGCAGCTGACTCCGCGTTAAGACGATTAGTCGTTAGACGCAACTCGATGGCGGTAAGCTCCGCCATCTTCTTTCGCTTCTCGTAGATAGCCTCTTGCCACTTGTCATGAAGCTCGTATTGATAAGTGATACGCTTCATACCACCAAGCTCGTCAAACCTCTCTCTTCCTATGACCTCCCGCCCCAGGGACTCATCAATCTCCCCCCTCTCCTTGAATGCGTCCAGCGCGGACTTGAGCCGTTCTTGTTCAGCAATAAGGCTGGAGATTTCTCCCCTTAGCTGCTCCGCGTAGCCTTCACTGACAGTGCCAGACATCCGTGCGGCACTGTTTATGGTACGCACAGCTGACCCCTGGCCGTCAAGTAGGTCCGTTACCGCAGTAGCTATCTCTTCTCCAACTAGCTGGGCCCACGCTATCACTGGTTTCAGCAGATCGAGGTACGCGGCAGTGGTCTCAAGCACTGCGGTAGTTATTGATCGCATGGAGTTGCCTATCTTAAGCAAGCTCGTCTCTACCTTGGCAAGCGTGGTCACCCATTGATCGCCGATGTACTCCACAGCCATATCCGCCGCATCGAGTATCCTGTCGAATACATCCCCCGGCTTACTCTCGTCTATGCTGAGGATGTCTTCCAGGACTGCGCTTGTTAGCGCGGATTGCTTTGAGGCGATCTCACCCACAACCTGGATGAACGATTCGAGGCGTCTCGCGGATTCTTGGCCGATTGCCTTGACTACATCGCGAAGCCTGACAAACTGATCACCGACACGGAGTGCCTTGTCTCCAAACTTGTCCAGGAGTCCTACCGCTCCAGTGATGCCAAGTGAGATTAGGCCAAGTGGTGACAGTACCGTGCTCAGTCCGATGCTGAGTGCTCGGCTGGCGAGGAACAAGCTGGCGAAAGACGCTGCCGTGGTTATGACACCGCCACTGACTGACCTTACAAAGTCGCCAATCTTACCTATAAGTTCCCTGTAGTTCTCAAGGTTTGAGAACGCAGAGTTCAGCGCATCATCCTTCTTGACTCCAAGAAGCTGGTCGCGAAGCCGCTTGACGTTACCAGCGAACTGTCCGACTTGATCGACGGTGTTTGGGCTGATAGACCTGGCTATGTCACTGATCAGTTCAAGTGAATCGCGCAGGGCAGTTTCAAGCCCAGATGTCTTCGAGAACTCGATTAGGAGCCCTCTAAACGTGTTCGTCAGTCGCACAAACGCAGCGTCAAGACGATCACTAGCGAGCCTGGTTACTCGTTCCAGTTCATCGCCCGTTGTGGCGAACTCTTCCCGTGCAAGGGAGAGTGCCCTTCGGAACTTCTCGGTGCTACCCAGCAGTGCCAGGATAGACGTTTGAGTACGAATGGAGTTCAGGCCAAGCCTGTTCAGCGTTGCCGTAACGTCCCCGCCTCCGTCTCGGACAGCGCGTAGACCCTCTACCAGCTTCAGGAAGGCTTCGGTCGGATCGTTCTTGAATAGTTCTTGCAGGGCCTTGACGCTTCCAGTTCCGATTATCTGATTGAAGTTCTGGGCATCCTCACCAGTACTTCTCAGAGCGTCAGAGATGGCTTTCATCGTGGTGATGATTGCCGTTCGGCCACGTTCCGGCGGTACACTAACTCGGGCAAGTGCGGTTGCAAGAGCCGCAGCGTCAGCGGAGGTAACACCGAAGGCTGCCGACGCAGCAGCAACCTCAATCGTAGTTTTGAGGATGGTGCTTTCCAGCGCCTCGAAGTTGTTACCCAGCTTCAGTACGGTAGAGGCCAGCCTGTCAACCTTGCCGATGCCCTCACCAGTGATGTTGAGCACACGAGCCAGTTGTAGAGCGGTCTGCTCGAAGCTACCTCGGAGAGACGGTGCAGCGTCGGCAAGTCTGGTTACCGTGTCTGCGAACTTTAGGATGTCGCTCCTTCCCTTAACGCCAAGCTGACCAGCGATACCGGCCACTTGCAGCAGCTGGTCTGTGGTGGCAACCGAGTTGCTGGCAATGGATAGGAGTTCGTCTGAGAGGTCTTGTAGGTCTCTACCCGTCAGGTTGGTCGTCTTCGAGATGTTGACCAGTGCTGTCTCGAACTCACGAATCGGCTTGATGAGTTGAACAACAGATCTTTGCAGAAATGAGAACACCAAGAATCCAGCGCCAACATTGAGGATGTTGGCCCTGAATGTACGCATCTTGGCTCCTAGGGTAGTGATGGAAGAGACCGTGCGTCGAATAGCACCGACAGCGCCCCCAGCAGCACTACCGACGAATGACAACGCACGGCCAAACGCAGTTACTCTGGCAGGATTAAGCCTTGATTCAAGACGCTTAGTCCGCACCTGGAGTTGCTCTATGGAGCGGGCTGCCTGAAGGGCGGACTTTGTCAGCGCTTCTATGCTTCTACCCGTTCCAGTACGCTCTATCTGGCTAAGTGCTTTGGCTACAGCCCTCAGCTTGGCTGCGTCGACCCGTGACAGTTCGGTTAGTGCCACGGCGAAGTTTGATATCGACTTCGGGCGGAACCTTACGCCGGAGAAGGCCGAGAGGCCCTGCCCAAGCTGACGCATCGAGTTGGAAATGTCAACCAGCTTTTGGCCGCTCAAGTTTGAGATCTGCCGTAGCGCCTTTGAAAGGTTGCTTATAGCGGTTGGTGACGTGCCGACCTTAGTTGGCATCGCTTGTAGCGCGGCACTAAGGGCTCGCATACCTGCAGCCGCTTCTGTTACCTTCCCACCATTTATCCTGCTAATGGCCGCCAGCGACTTCGCAAGGTTACTAATAGCGGCGGGGGACGTACCAGCCTTGGCAGGCATCGCTTGTAGCGCGGCACCAAGGGCGCGCATGCCCTTGGATGACTCCGCTACCTTCCCGCCGTTTATCTTGCTGATAGCTTCCAGCGACTTCGCAAGGTTGCTAATAGCGGCGGGGGACGTACCAGCCTTGGCAGGCATCGATCGAAGTGCCGCACCCAGTGCTCGCACACCTTTGGCTGACTCCGCTACCTGCCCACCGTTTATCGCGCTGATAGCTACCAGCGATTTCGCAAGGTTGCCAAGAGTGGCTGGACGCAGTCCAGCCGCCCCCTTCAGGGTGTCCATCGCTGGCCCAAGGGCCGCAATAGCTGTAGTAACTCTAGTTAGCTTAGCCCCATCCACGCGACTAAGCTCTTGCAGTGATGTTGCTAGTGACGCTATAGCCCTAGAAGGCAGTGCGCGAGTTGGCAGTGAATTAAGTACCTTCGATAGGTTCGAGACTGACGCCATCGTCGTCCGCACACGGACGTAGTTTACCTTGTCCAGCTGCGACATGGCGTCGACGATGTCGCGGATACCCAGCGCCGTACCCGGATTGATGCGTGCCTTTGAGATGGCCTTGACTGACGCTTCGAGTGCCGTAAGCTCGCCTTTTGCGCGCTTGATATCGGCAGTGTCAATCTTGATTGATAGTGTAGCGATGTCGGCCATCTATTTCTTCCTGCCTTTCTTCAGTTGTTTATCCCTCTCCTTAGACGCGAATAGTCTGTATCGCAGATCAACGTCAAAGAGCAGATCGGATTCCCATATTGTCAGACAGGTCTGGTTGACATACTGCCAGCAAATCAGGTCATGATGATTGATAGCAGTTGGGCCAGCTTCTGTGTAGTTCCTGGTCGCGTTGAGTTCGCTGAATACTCCCCACAACCACTCTAGCTCGTCTGGGCAAGGTATCCGTTGCTCGGCCTCTTCCCTGGCCTTTTCCTTCACAGTGGCGCTTGCGAAGGCGGAATTCCTTACCTGATTCTCGTTCGTTTCTACGGAGGCACCAGAACCGCCCTTCGCTGACAGCTTGAATTGCTGTTCAGCGAAGGAGCGGAACTCCGACATCAGTCCCCCAGGTACTGGGCGCGGTCACGGATGAACTCGAAGACCTGATCCGTAATCCACGGGTAGTCTTCGTAGAGCATCCTGACGTTTTCCGGGGTAAACTCAAGCTCATCTCCGTTAAGGATGATGTTCTCGATATCACGGGTACATGCCACAAGCATGGCGTACACAGCGGACTCGGCACTCTTCGAGGCGATAGCCTTGTTAGCGTTGGATTGACCCATACGCTTGGCATGGCGCTGGAAGGCATCGGAGTCAGCCCCGAGGAGCTTAATACGCATCGGCTTCTCCTGGTCGAAGTCGTCAGCGTACAGAGGCTCCCCGGCGGGGGACATGAGGTGCATCCACTTGCCTTCGTTGGCAACGGACTTGGTATCAAACTTTGAAAGGTCCATGGTTACTGGGGTGTTGCTGGGGTTATGGAATCAATCAGGCGTCGTAGTTGACGTTGACAATCTTGATCGCGGACTCTCCGTTGTTCCCTTCAAGAGCCCGGAATGGCATCTCCATGGTGATCGGGCCCTCCTGGGGCGGATCGATAGTGCCACCGTTGTACTTGACGTTAGGGCAAGAGATGGCGAGTAGGGCTCCGTCGTTGTTTGGATCGCGAAGCACAACGAGTAGACGCGATGGCGTCTCCTCTACGAACTTGTTATACTGCGTAGGACCGGCGAAGAAGACACTCATCGTGCCCTCAACCTGGCACGTTGCGTCGAAGACACAGTCAGCAAACTTAGATCCGATGCGAGCCTCGGTAGTCCTGTTGTTGTTGATAGTGAACTCGACAGAGGTAACAATAGCCAGGGCAGTGCCACCTTCAAAGACCGCACCGTCGAATGCAGCGTATACGGGAGTGCTCCCAGGTGCTGTTGGTGAGTCGAAGAAGGTAGCAGTAGCCTCATTGGTGTCTGTCGACATACCAAGGGACGCAGTAGAGATGAACTCTACTGTGCCGGTAGCGATGGCCTCTGGGCTGATGCTGATATTCAGCGAGTTACCTACGCAGTTGACGAAGGTTTCGCTGATGTAATCACCACCAGTCGTATCTGGGCTGAAAACGCGCTCAAGTACGTAGGCGCGTGGGACGCCATTGCCGATGGTCATGGCCTCAGCCCTGTAGACAGAAGTGCTTAGATCTGAAGCGCCTGTAGCCTTATCACACGTAAGGCTAGAGTTGGCGTTGTAGCTGTTGCTGGTTACGACCTGGGCATTACCATCTGCATAAAGCACATCGCCAAAGCTGGCCGTCCCCGACGAAAGGTTGTACCCACCTGAGGCAGAGCCACCTGAAACGGTTACGCTCGCTCCAGCGACGGCATTCTCAAGCACTGCCTGCATGAGCATCTTTTGCCCACCGTCGTATGGTGCTGTACCAGCAGGCGTATCCTTTGGGCTTGCAATCTCGAAGCCAAGTGAAGCGGTAGCCGTTGTGAAGCCGTGCCTTACGTCCGACTGCATTCGGCTGGTTCGTACCTCCTCTGTCTCCAGAAGGTTCTTCTCAAGCGAGAGCGAACGTTCGGTTAGGCGAAGTACTTGCGCCTCGGTAGTATCGTCGGCTACTGAGCCGTTTTCTACAGCTTTGTAAGTTTCATTGCCCCACGCAGTCGTTGTGTTTGCCACGTCGGCCTGTTGTCCGCCATCAAGTTCCTTGGCGACGACCCGGACCTTGATCCCTGAGTAGATTCCAGACATAGTAGTTATCCCTAGCTAGGTTGTTTAGAAGTAGTTAACTGATCAGCAGTTTTGCGCGCAAGCCGATCAGTGGTTTATGCATTACCCGTATCAATAGCTGACACGTCAGAATCGAACGTGCAGATACGGATGGCCGATTCTCCGGCAGAGCCCTCAAGTGCCCTAAATGGCATCTCCATGGTAACCGGCCCCTCTTGGGGAGGATCAATGGTGCCACCAGTGAACTTGACTCGTGGGAAGTAAATAGAAGCGTAGGTGCGCGACGTGGCAGAAGGCCCTTTCAGGTGTACAATGATCTCGACTACTTCCTCGTCAACGAACTTGTTGTAGAGGGTTTTGTTCTCGAAGAACACGGACATAGTGCCCTCTACTTGACAGGTTGCATCGAATACAGCTGGTGAGAACTTAGAGCCTACCCTAGCCTCGGTAGTCCTGTTGTTGTTGACAGTGAACTCGATCGACGTGACGACTGCCAGGATGGAGGTTGTACGGTCGCCATTCTCATCGAACTCGTTTGAGAAGATTGCCCCATCGAAGGCCGCGAACGGTGACAGGGCGCTCACAGGAGTGGGGTCGAGGGTGGGGTTTTTCGACGTGGCGCTCATCGCATCGCTTCCACTGCCGAGAAACTCAACCGTTCCACCAACAATTGCTTCTGGCGAAATCGAGACATTGAGCGTATTCCCGACCATGCCATAGAAGGACTCATACTGGGGAGTGTCTAGGTCAGTGAACTGCCGCTCAATCGTGTAGGTCTGAAAGGCACCGTTGCCAATCTCGTTCTTCCTAGCAACTATAACTGATATTGGAGTGCCGGTTGAACCATCAAACGGCGCACGATCACTAACTGTTATCACATCGGGGTCGCCACTTGCATCAATGTCAAGGACTACGCATGAACCAGTGATAACCCCAGTGTTGGTCCTAAATGCGATAAGTAGGTCACCGATGCTGATGGAGGCTGCGTCACCATCTGCGACCCAGATATCCCCAAAGCCGGTGGCAGTTTCGCCTGAATGGCTACTGGTTATATCAATGGCGTTATCCGTATAGACCTCGTCTGTGATGCTGTCCAGAACAGCATCAATCAGCTGCGTGTGACCCTGGGCCACCCACTCGAACCCAATGCTTGCCGAGGCAGTCGTGAAGCCGTGACGGACATCGCGCTGCATGCGGCTAGTGCGGACCTCCTCAGACTCCAGGAGGTTCTTCTCAAGGTTCACATTCCTCTCGGTGGCTCGCACGACGTGGTAGCCGTCACCAAGGGTGACGAACTCGGCCGTGTTGGTTCCGGTGAGTGCGGAGCCTGTATAGGAGGTGCCCATATTGGTAGCGGTGGGCAGCTGACGAAGACGCTGGTCCGTGTAGAGTTTGAAGTTGTCGTCATCAACACGGCGGATGTAGTAGGAGTTGCCGTCTAGGTCGGCGCTCTCGTCGGTGTTGCCTCCGTCAATAGTCAGAGTGACGTAGTCTCCGGTGACGAAACCGTGGTCGGTAAGGTTCACGTTCACAACGCCGTTCGCGTCGGTCGATACTGCAGCGCCAGCGATGTCCTTGTTAGCGATGGCAGCGCCAGAGGCGTCGAAGGAAGTGTACGCCGTCGACTCGGGGGCCATGACGACGAGTGTTTTCGTTCCAGAAGCGAGTGAAGCCATGATTGTGTGTTTGGTGGGTTACCTATGGGTTATTTGCGTTGAAAGACCTCCACAGGCACGCAACGGTCTTGACCCGCCATGCCGTGTTTGCTCTGTTTTGTTGAAGTGGTAGCCTGAAGGTGCGATAGATTGTGGCCTCTGTCTCACCGTTGGACACCCCGGTCACGGGGGCGAGGTGTTCAACCAGTGCGTCGGCAAGGTCATCGGCCTCCTCCGTTCCTGCTGTTACAGGCGTCCAGATAGCAAGCTCGTATGCTCCATCAGCCTGATTTTGCCCGGTAGCTGTCTGCCTCTCAGTCTGCACGACGAGGCGCTCGCTGACCCACAGTGTGCCGTCATCCGGGTCGGGAGGCGTGAATGGTCGATTCTCCCACGCGATCAAGCCGCTATCACTCAGCGCATACATCTGGCTGAGTTCGAGAGCCTTGCTGCGTAGGGCAGACCGTAGTTCACGCTCCTTAAGCATTAGTTCTCCTGGATAGCTCGCGCTATGATCTGATTTATGGAGCCTTTGAAGGCCTCGTAAGCAACAAGCATGACACCCTCGGGGCTCGTTGCGGCGAGTTGCGTGAACTCGATATCACCGGCATACGGCGTGCTGTTCGAGATGTAGATTGCACTATCGTCGGCGTCGAAGTCGAGATAGACTTGGTTGTACATGGCGTCAGTCTCAACACCTCCGCGCCCAGCAATCTCGCCGCCGTCACCGACTCCTCCGATAGATATCCCCGGCCTACCCGGCCCTTCCCTCATCTTACGATCACGCGGCGGTTCGGCCGTCGTGTCCGGGACGTTCACATTCGCACGGAATGATGCCTTGTACTGCCCTGTATACACGGGTGACTGGATCATGATCCTATCTGCAAGGTCATAGCCCAGTTCGACCGCGACATTCTCCATTTTGTCAACGGTCTTCTCTAGGAACTGCTGTAGAACCTTGTTGGGATCAGCCACGTATCACCACCTCGTAGAGCGCAGTTTGATCGCCACTCCATACCTCGAAAGTAGTCACTACTTTGAACGTGCGGTTGGCGATGGTCAGGGAGATGGTCTTATTCGTTGCTGGAGTTAGGTCCAGCCCGGCGTCGTCCGCGTCTTTGGCAGACACGAACACAGTTAGATCGGTTCCTACGACACCAGCGGACTCACCTGTGAGCGCGGTCTTGTACTGAACGCGGCTCGGCGGCGATACCTTTATACTGTATGTCAGTGACTCTTCTGATTCAGTGCCCGTAACTGGGTTGTAGGAACCGTGTGTTACGACGGTAAACGTGGCTGCGTTAGTGGTGAACAGCCCGATAACGTCGGATGCGACAGATCTGAGAGATGTATCGAGCATCCCCATCAGACCCTCCAAAGCGGAATCACCTTGGATCCGCGAGTTGCAAGCGCAGTTGGCGCGCCGAGGTGCGATACCATTGACATCACGGTGTCGGAGATGATGTCCTCGGTGTTACTGGTCTCAACTGCGACAGAGATCGGCCCTAGCGTAACTCGTGAGAAACCTTGGCTCACCAGTGACGGCTCCGTCAGGGTGTCGCCCTGTAGAAGCCGCAAAGCCAGTTCGCAGGTTGCGTTCTTGATCTCTTCTGGAACCTCTTCTTCGTCATAGACGTAGCCATCGCGGTCATACGCGCTATACCGAGGCCAGCGAAGCCGTTGGTCCTCGTCCAGGATGCTCCCGAACCAGTTGAAGTACTCGTCCAGCATGGAGGTTGCCTGGATTAGCGCTTTCTCCTTCTGGCTACCGCTAAGCCGCGTGATCGCCTCCTCGTCCGACAGATCTTGTGACAAAGCTGGCGACACTGTCAAGTGAGTCAGACCCTCGCTGAAGCTGGTCGCCGTCACGGTGTAGATCGTGTCGTGACTCGCCATGGAGATCCGACACCCCACCGTGAATGAACCAGTCCCAGTCCCGTTCACGACTACCACGGTGTCCCCCTCCCCGTTCTCGTTTTGATGGCCGCCGTGTTCTGCCAGTGTTACGGTGTAGCCCTCGGCGTCGGGGGTAGCTGCGGCGTTGTCCCATGCAGTCGTGTAGAGTCGAGTTTGGTCGAAATACAGATCAGCCTCGGCCACGGTTACGTAGCTATTCGCAGTAGTGCTTCTGGGTGCAACCGGGATGAGGATCGGCATATCAGTGGGCTACCAAGACGTATGCACAGTTGGCTGACGTTGAGGATTCTTCGATCGTCACGGTGTACATGTTGACGCCGTCAAGAACCAGATCCGAGAGTCCGCCAGTAGACTTCATTTGGATAGCGTCAGAGGCACCGGCATAGTTGGTGATGCTTACGGTAAATTCCCCGTCAGTCGCCACGACACGTAGGTATGAAGCTCCGGAACTACCTATGCCGTAAGTTGTGTCAGGGCGTGCAAAGTTGTAGGACATGCTCTGGCCTGCGTTCAGGCGCGTAACATTGTGCGACCTGACCTTGCTGTCCTTCCCTACGACGTTTACGGCGTCACTGCGCTTTATCACTTCTAGAACTCCTCAGCTTGCTTACGCTTGCGGGTCTTCTTGACGGCGGGGGTCTTCTCCGCAGCGGGCACCTCGGCAGCCTCAGCAGGCTCCTCAGCTGGTTTTGCTTCTTGCTTGACGGGCTCGGCCACAAGTAGCTTGCCGTCCTTGGTGCATTTACGCATCCCGGGCTCTACCCAGTCATCGCGTGTGTACAGGACTTGTCCCGACTCTGTTAGGTAGTAGTTGCAGTTCATGGTTACTCTTTGAGGATAAAGTTGGCTATGGCTGTAATGACGATCGCAGCTATGCTGGCAATCACGGTTGACTGACCCTTTAGGATCGCGAACTCTTCACGTGTTTTACCATGCTCATCACGTATCTCATCTCTGAACTCATCGAAGCGAGTTATTAGGTCAGATCGATCGTCACTAAGCTGGTTTCTAAGGCCATGTACTTCGTCCTTCAGATCGTCAATACTCTTTAGGACGTAGACACTGTTAGTCTGCCAGTCTGTCCCACGCTGCATTACTTCAAGCTCCTTTTACCAGAGCACTTCCAGCGTTTCCTTGACAGACGAAGTGGGGAGTTGGGGTCTTTTGCAGCTTCCGGGTGCATCTGTAGCTGCCCGTAGCTTCGAGCACAATACGCATCACCTCTGGATGTCCCGGGAGCAACATTAGCGCCCTTCTGACCGTAGCTGACCTTCTTACCCGAGGCCGTCCGCTTGACGCGAGCCTTACCCTTGGCTGGCTTGTTGTTCTTACCAGCCATGGGTCATTGCTCCTGTGGCTGTTCCCTGCGCTTCCTGGATCTATCAGCTGCAAGGTATCCTGTAAGTGCCACCCCAACGGCTGCGATCAGAAGACCCACATCGGCAAGCTGCCACCCGTCGTCCAAGATCTCGACAAGTGCAGTACCGAAGAGAGCCAGTGCCGCGCCCAAGCCCGCGATAGTTGTGTTCCTGTCAGTCATAGTTGAGTGGGGGTTGGGAGTTGAGGTAAGTTGATCTGCTTATTGGTCAGTTGGAGAGGGCGGCGAGCCGCCCCGAGTATCAGCTGACGTCGGTGTATCGTTTGCCTCGCAGGATCAGGGAAATCAGGGGTTGGTTACCCCCGAACTGCTCCACGAGTTGTTTTTGGGTAGGACGCTCGCCCTTGGGGAGAGCGTAGAGTCGGCGCATCTCTCGCACCTGCTCGTCTGTGTAGATCCGCTTCTCGCGGCGGGCCTCCTTGATGCTCATCATCATGATCTCGCGCTTCTCCGGGTCGGCCCAACGCTCGGCGGTTGCCTTGCCCACGTTTTCCCTCCAGGTGGGGTGAGTGGCGCGGGTCTCCAGCTGCCGCCGGATCTTGTCGGGGTCACGGTTGATCTCGGCCATACGGTTGTTCCGCTCGATGCAGTTGGGGTGCTCGACAGCGGTGCGTCGGTTCTGCTCAACACGGGCGGGGTCGTCGTACTGGCGGCGGTTGCCTTCCGCGTTGTTGGCCCACCAGTCGGGATTTGCGAGCCGCTTCTTGGCAGCCCCGGCTTGGCGCTGGGGCTCGTCGGGGTCGGCCTTGCGGCGCTCCCAGGACTCGGCAATCTTCTGCCGGGACTCCTCGGAGTACTCCTGGCCGGTCTCGCCCCCCGTCTTCAGGTTCAGGCAGAGGGGGTCACCCATGACCTCGGGGGTTACCAGAGCGGCCTCGGCGGCAGCGGCCTCCTCCCGCGTATCGAACACGTCGATGATGGTCTTGGCCCAGGCGTCGGGACGCTTGCGGACCTTGGAGCGGATGATTCGGCCACTGCCCATGTAGCGATCCTTCTCGGGGGAGCAGGGGCAGGAGCGGAGGCCGAGGTAATACTCGCCAGTACTGGGGCAGTCCAGGCGGTACACGTAGTGGGAAGTCTTGTTCTTCATGCCCATAGTATAGCACACTAGGAGCATCTTGTGTGACGTCAGCTTAGTTTTTCAAGAGCGGTTTCCCCAGGTGGGGAGTGGCGGGCTGACCCGGCCCAAGCCGGGCCAGCCTACCTAAGGTAGCGTAGAATAGCGACTTACGTCGCTATTCTTACTTCATCAGACCCCGGCTACGATGCAGCCAAGCTCGGGACGGACGACGACGCCTCCATACAAGATGTCAAAAGAGAAACGATCTCTTTTGTGTTCCGCGACAACTTCGAGGCGCAGGGTGAGCCCGGAGACGGGGTCAACTGCGGTCTCGGAGATCACGGCGGGGTGGGTCGCACGCTGGATGGGACGGGTCGCGAAGGCGATGGCGTCACGGTGGAAGCACAGGTTGTGTGCGAACGCACCTTCATAGTCAACAGTGAATGCCTCGTTGTCGACCACGGGCTCAACCAGCCCGGTGGTCAGGGTCAGTGCGGTTGCCGTCGCGGATGCGATTCGGTACGAGGTGTCGTGGTTGGCAAAGGTGATGTAAGTGCCAGCCGCGAAAGGCGTGGTCGTGGTGTCTACCGTGATGACCTTGGTTCCCTTGGGGTAACCGTCTCCGTTGTTAACAGCGGTGGCGGTGCCAGCGGGGGTGACAGCTGCGGTGTTACCGATGTTCTGATCCATCACGAAGCCCATGCCGAGGCGACGCTCGATACGACCTTCCATGATCGCGGCGGCACCAACACCGAACTGAGCGTTGTGGAAAGCCTCAAGCTCAAGAGCAGCAGCTTCGGCCTCGGGGTTGAAGACGAAGTAGCGGTCGCTGAGCGGGGCAAGCTGCTTGTTCAGCTGCTTACGAGCGCGGGTCGCGTGAGCGAGGCCGCTGCTGCCACCGAAGGGATCGACGATGTCGGTCTCAGTGGCCTTGACAGCGATGCCGTCCCCGCCCAGTGCAATACGGGTGCCGAAACCGGCAGCCCCTAGGCCGATGATGTAGTTGTCGACCGCGTTCGCGAGGGCCTTGACGGCCTCAGAGGCGACCATGGGAAGGGTGCCAGCCTGGACCTCCATGCGCTCCTTGTCGCTCATGTAGAAGGCAGCTTCCTTCCACTGAGAGAGAGGAAGAGAAACGGAGGTCGGGCTGATGTTGCTTGCCGCATCAGTCGGAGCGGTGGTCCCGGCGACCACGTCCGAAGCGGTGACGGCGGACGGCAGGGGGATGTCGATGCTTGAGCCCTGCATACCAGCCATACGCTCGTAAGCGCGGTTAACAAGCTGGGGCATCCGCGCATTTTCGCGAAGCGCCATAAGTCCCTGAGCCAGCAGCTGGGGGATTACGTTGTCTAGAGTGTTGCCTGTGTAAGCCATGATAGATACGTTTAGTTAGCCCAGGTGGGCCGAGTTGTCGAGTTGACCCCTAGGCCACTAATCACCTTTGGGGCTGAAGTTGTCTTTGAGTTGTATCAGCCCAGCGGGGCTGGCCCCTCCCGGCAACGGCTGGGAGCAGAGGTGACGTGCTGTCGCAGATCACAGGGCTCTGGTTGTGGTAGCCCAAACAGCGCATAACTGGTGGGCTACTGCCCACCAGTATATCAAATAACGGCAAAGTAGTGGGGCATTGAGTGCCACATGCTGGGCAATTTCCTTGGGGTCAATAGAGGGGGCCGTGGCTCTCACCACGGCCCCCAAGTCCAACATCAACCAGAGCCCCCAACCAGGGGTCTAGGGTTCTAATAGCTTATAGAAGCATGATCAGGCGGCCAACGCTGACCGCCACATTGATGATAGACGACTCAACAAAGCGGAGGACAGTGCCGGACACAGCGGAACTGGTCGTTGAAGCGAGATTGGCCTTAACGGCCTTCAGGGCCTGCTCCGCGAATTCCGTGTCCTCGCCCTTGAGGCGTGCGGACAGGATCATGGCGCCAAGCTCAAGAGCTTTGGCGGCGTATTCCTGCGTCTCTTCGGAATCATCCGACAGCGACACGAGGAGCTGATTGAGCTTCTCCTTCTCGGATGAGAGGAATTCCTCAAGCTCCCGCTCGGCACCTTTCTGCAGGTCTTCCATGTCGCTCATTTGCCGAAGCCCTCCTCGGCGGCCTCGATGCGGAGCAGCCATGATTCAAGCAGCGCGGTGAGTGCTACACCGTTGATACCCGTGAACGATGGATCGTTCTCGGGATCCTCGTCGGCAAGCAGGACCAGCTGCGGAGCCAGAGCCTCGTAGGTTGCACGATCAGCCGCCACGTACTCCTGAGCGGGCATACGGCATGACGCGCACAGCAGTAGCGATAGAGCTAGGTACTTCATCAATCGATCTCCTTCACAACACGCATCTTGCCCGACGCGATGTCGGCAAGGTTCGCGCTGATGGCGTCCATGTCGCCTGACTGTACGACCTTTTCACGCCTTGAGGTAGCGCCGTCACCGCCACCGGCACCACCGCCAGTGTTGGGCTCGAAGAGGAAGTCCATCTGGGTTACCATGCGATCGACGTACTCGATCGGGCTCATCGGATCACCTGTCTCGCCAATCATGGTGGAATCGCGCAGGGTCAGACGACCTTTCTCATCGGTCGTCCAGTCTCGCGTGACCTGCGACTCCATGAGCTGTCGCGCTTGTGGGCGCAGGCGGAGGCCGCGCTCGCTCATCAGGATGTCCATCTGTTGACGGGCTTGCGAGGTGGCAAACTTGTCGCGAAGTTGGTTGTAGTTCTTCTCAAGCTCGCTGTACGCAGCAGACTTCGCCTCGAACATCGAATTCTTCTCATCGAGAATGCGGGCGGTGCGGCGCTTTACGACCTCGTCAATTTGACCAGAGGCGATCAGCTGACGCTCTTCGTCCTCCTGAACGCGGGCAAGCTGCTCACGGAACTTCTGAAACTGCTCCGGGTCTACGCCCTCGAATTGCTTCTGGAGGCGACCGTACTCTGTCCGCATCTGGTCCAGTTCGGCCTTGAGTTGGCGGTTGTTGTCCCGGAACTCGTCTACGCGCTCGTCCTTGACGACGTATTCGTCTGACAGGACGTAGCCGTCAGCCGTCTTCTCATACATGCCGCGAGCGGCTTCAGGGATATCTTCTTCTGTTTCGTAGTGCTTCTTAAGTGCCATGTTACTCATGGGGTTGTTAGGGCATCCCTAGCATCGCGACGTGCAATGGAAGGGCGTGCCGTAAACGGAGTGTTACTCGGACTCGGTCTGAGAGTCCCCATCATCGGAGTCGTCGTCATCCACTTCGGTGGAATCGTCCATCTCCTCACGATCGAGCGGCTGGGGCTCGCCTCGATCAGTGTTTCTGTCTGCATACAGCGCCTCTATCTCGTCCTCATCGCGCCAGTTTTCGGGGTACATCTCCCCGCGAGAGAGGTTGTAGCGATAAACGGCGTGGCTCATGAGACCAGCTTGAACCTGTTGCATGAGGGCCGTCAGCATCTGGGGGGATAGCCCCTCGACACCGAAGTCAGTGTTCAGCCGAACTTCAGATTCACCGCTGAGACCCATCATGTACGTCACGTCATCGAGGACTTTCTTGAGTCCACGGCTGACGTTGTCAGCGATACGGGCGAGCACTGACCCCTCGCCGCTGTGACGCAGTTTCACTGTTTCAGCTGCCTCGGCGGCTGACGCTGGAGCTTGCTCTTCGAGTAGGCGAGCACCAAGGGCCGCCATACGCCGCTCCTTGCGGTCCATCTGCTCACGTATGGCCCCCAGGCCAGCGCCCGAGAACTCCAGATAGCCAGCTCTAGCGTCTGGTTGGTCGGTGATCCATGCAGCGCCCGATCCAATGTACATGGATCCCTGGAAGTCGAACCCGGCAGCCCACGGTTGTGGCAGCGCGGTGAAGTGAAGACCGTGCTCCATGTCCGCGCTGTTTC